GAGACCGGGGGGAGAGTCGAACTCCTTTTCAAACGGGTAGCAACCGCTCCCCAGCACCAGCTGGGTTCCCCGGTCATCGTGATTTAGACGCCGGCGGGACTCGAACCCGCGTTCACCGATTTCCAGGCCGGTTGCCTTAGCCACTTGGCTACGGCGTCTCTTAAGCACCCAGGTGGCGTCAACCACCTGGGTGTTGTTTTCACTCTTCCCCACCAATTATATTGGTGGCACTAAGTGATTACTGACAAAGAAATCTTCAAAGTTTTGACGATTGGGAGTTAACCCTCCTTAATTCTGTTAGGGCTCGGCATCCATGCTAAGCGTGGCTGCGTGAGCAACCACGGAATAATACTACCTGCGATTGCCTGAAACGCAAAACGCAATGTTCACAAGATGTTGTAATTCGTGGGTCGTCAGCCACTATATGTCGCGAATTTGCGTGCAGCTGACTAGTTGAAAATGATGTGTTTTGGAATCCTTAGCCCATTTAACCATTCTTGATCTTCTGCAGTTCCCGTTCCCCATGGATCGTCCAAAGGCGGTCCTCCTCGGCCGACAGCCCCTTCGCCCTGGCCCGCAAGGCATAGTCAGCCCACCCATCCATACTCTCGACTGCCTCAAAGAGTTCGCCGACGCAGGGTTCAGAGTCTTCCGGGGCGCACCCCTCCGCCTGCTCTACCGCCTTAACCGCCTCTCGCAGGGCATCGCATCGAAGGCAGGTACTGTCGATTACTGATTCGCCGTAATGGTGCTCGCATTCGTCGCCAGACAAGTCGCCGTCGCACTCGGAGCATTCCTCATGCTCCTGCATGTAGATCCGCTGATATTTATCGCCTTTTAGGATTTTGCCCCAGCACTCACAGCACTGAATAGTGCCGTCTGACTCCTCGGTCGTGATTTCGCAAATCTCAGCAAACCAGTCGTAATCGTTCACGAAACACATGCCATCAATTCTCCCTAGCCCAAATACTTCAACTTTTGTGTCGCTACTCGCCTTCGGGACTTCTCTTCTGCTGCTGCCGCGGCCGCCGGCTTCTTACTCGCCACTCGGCAAGCATCTCGGTAATCGTCGATATCCGAAACCAAGATCACAACCCGCCGTTTCGTCGGCCGATACGCGGGGAGCAGACCAGCAGCGATCAAACGCAGCACCGAGGATCTACTAATTCCAAGCAGCTTCGCTGCTTGCGAGGGGTTCATGAACTCACTCATTCTGCCCGCCCTCAGCTGCCGGCTCGGCGACTATCCGGAATCCCAGAATGTTGTTCCGGAAGTCTGGCGTACTCCAGATGCGGAGCGCCGACCGACAGTGATGGGAATCGAACTTCCAGCTACCCCCGCGCACTACGTGGTCAGGAGATTCGCCCTCATCCACCGGCTCCGCGGCCAATCGGAACCCCAGAGTGCTGAGCCGTCCGCCAGTATACCTGGAGCGGATCGCCGACCGGCAGTACTGGGAAAGGTAGGGCCAACTACCCCCGCGGATCACGCGGTAAGGAAGGCTCGCATCGACATTGATATCATACGGGCCATACGAATCCTGGCACCACTCCCACACGTTCCCGTGCATATCGAATAAGCCCCAAGGATTAGGTCGTTTGCTCCCCACTGAAGCTGTCTCAAAGGCGTCAAAGACGGCGTAATCACTGAGCCGGGACAAGTCATCGCCACAACTCCAGCGTGTCGTAGTTCCCGCCCGGCAGCAGTACTCCCACTCCGCCTCGGTGGGTAAGCGGTAGACTAAACCATCCTGCCGTTCGTTGAGTTTCACGACAAATTGTTGGGCTTCGGTCCAACTTACACGTTCGACTGGTCGGCGTTCGCCCAGGAAGGAACTTGGATTATTTCCCATCACGGCTTCCCATTCGGCTTGCGTGACAGGATAGCGTCCAATCAAGAAAGGTCGGTCAACTAATACGGGATGCTGAGGTCCCTCATCTTTCCATCGGTCAAGTTCGGATTCTGGCGAGCCCATCAAAAAAGCGCCTGGGTAAACTAGAACGAATTCCGTGCCGATCGAATTGGTGATCGTGATAGCCGGTATGGAATCGCAATCGTCGGCGATCTCGATCAATCGCCGTTCTCGATCCAGCCTATCTTCGGCGTCGCAGTAAGACAGATCAATCTGTAGCCGCAGTAGTTCCGCTGCCTTACTATTACTGTGCTCTTCAAGCCAATCGGCGTACACCAGCCGGTTTTCTTCATCCCACGGTTCGGCGAGAATAGTTTCGAGTAGGCCGGTTTCAATTTCAGCTTCTGTGTTAGTCATGCATTATCCTCCGCAACGTAAACCGCATCTCATACCCATCCTCGCCGGTGTCGTTGTAGTACTCCCGCTTGATAGCGCGGACCCGGAAGCCGTGCTCGCGGAAGAACAATTGGGCCGGCAAATTGCTTTCGCGGACCGTGACCATGATCTTGTTCCGCCGCTCGTGGGACAGTTTGCTGAGCAGTTTGCCGAGCAGTCTCGCCAGCATCACCCGGCCGACCCCAAGTCGGCGATAAGGTGGATCAACGGCGAAGTGGCGGAGCCAGATTGCGCCAGGGAGCAAGTCGTAGATCATGAACCCATATATCGAGCTGCCGCAACTGCTGCCGATGCTATCTGCAACCATGCCGATGCGGTTCGTCGGTCGCATCCACAACGGCGGCTTATTCTCCGCTAGCGATGAGCATTCCTCAAAAAATTCATGGTCAACGTCACTTGCTGCCGCAATCCGATAGACCTCACGCCCATCCTGCAGCAGCATCCAGCGGACGTACAGATCTTCGATGTTTGATCGGCTAGGTGTCGCTGGTATTGTCGCCGGCGACGCCCCACGGAGATTACGATCACCCATAGATTGGTTCCCCATTTGGCCTTTTCGGCACCTATTGACTACTGAACACGGGTACACTAGATTACCTAGACGATAAAGCCGTTCAACTTGTTTCCGTGGGCCAGGTGACCTACACTTGGGTGACGGACCGGAGGATTGCGCCCGATGATGCGCCGAGAGTCGCGACGATTTGCTGAGAGCCCTCGTGATCGAGGGTTGGCCGCTGCCGCTGAGGTAGGCTGGCCCGGGCGCAGTCTGCGAGCCGCGGGATTGGATTCCCCGGAGGTTGCAGAGATGGCAGTAATCAGAGAGCAGTTAGCCGAACCAGAGATTTCGACATTCGCAAAGAACTTGCGATGGGAAATAGATAACTCCCGTCGTTTGCAGAGCGATATTGCGAAAGAAATCGGAACATCTGCGCAAAACTTTTCGCGATGGGTAACCGGACAGTATCGGCAACCTAATAGGCAGTTCCTTGCCCCATTAGCGAATCTGTTTGGATATGATGATCCAGAGTCAATATTAAGATCTGACCACATCCAGAGACGAAAGCAAGACAAACCAACTACGCAAATCAAGGAAACATCATCCGAAATAGAAACTGCAGCATCATTCACTGATTTGCTGTCTGCAATCAACCGGTCAATTAATACTTCAGATGATGCAGCTGTAGCTCGGGCTAAATCCATACTTAACACCCCTTTACGACCCTACTTGCTGATTGCGATAAACTGGCTCGATAAACATCAGCAGTAATCTCGATCTAACTAAACTAAGTCCCGATTCCGTATTCCTTCTTTAGTTGTGATACCGCTGATTCATGAAGTAATATTGGACTATTGCCGTACGGTCCTGCCCGTCGAAAACGCAACTTCTTTAGCTTCCGGCCACTTCGCGACAATCGTCGTCGAATAGTTTCGCGATCAACCCCAATAGCTGCGGCAACCGTAGGCAGCGTGAGCCATTCATCGCCCGCGAACATCTTTATCCCTTCTCAACGCAAGTTCCTTAATCTCCACTGACTCAACTATCGTACGCGCCTCAAGTTCATCCGTCAACTTTTTAGGTTAAATTTAGTTGACTCCAAAAGATGATTTGGCTAAACTTAGTTGAGCAAGTGGAGCTAGTCGAGCTGATGGAGTCAAGGAATGATTGATTTGGTCGTCTCTTTCTCGGCGTGCATGGTCGCCATTATTTCAGTGGTACTCAGCATGCTGTCAGTGATATCCGCAACCTGCGATCAATCGTTGGTTGGCAAGCTGGTTGACGCATTTTCAGCAACTTGCTGGGCGATTCTTGCGGGTTCGCTCATGCGATTTGCTGTCGGCTTCTACGCACTTTCGCAGATGTGATTAACCCTAACCAAAGGAGCGAATCCATGATCTTCGAACCACCGCCGCGATCGCGAGCCGAATCAGTCCCGGCCGAGGTCCACGATTACCTAGTCACCTTCGACCGCGAGTTGGGCGTCAACTCCGAAGGCTGGTCAATCTACCGCCGCAATCACGGCAATCTGCGCAAATTCCAGACCGAATACTGGTCGGGCGGTACGACCCTCGCCGAGGCCGTGCTGGCCGCCGTCGGTCGCGATTTGCGGACGACGTACGCCGGTGACCGGAATTATGTGAAGCTGAAATCGCTGCGAGCGGCCCTGGAAAAACATGTCGTCGCTCACGGAGGGAAGCCGCTCGGCGAGCAGATGGACGCAATGATTGCCGAACGGATGAAGGACGTCGAAGAAACCGAAAGGGAGATGGAAAAATGGGCGAACCGCCGACGCGGGGGACGGAGATTGGGATCGAAAAACCGCCCGAAAGTGGTCACGGGAACCTAGTACTGACGTTGCACTCGCAGAACGAAATCGTGATCGAAACGGACCACGGGCCGATTACGATTGCGATTGCTGCCCGCAGTACTGATTCGCGGGTCAGGCTGATGATGAGAGGCCCGCGGGAAATCAAGATCCGACGAAACGAGAAAAGAAAAGAAGGGAAAGAAAGCCATGGCAGCGACAACAACCCAGAATCCGGAAATCGAGATTGCAAACCCAGTGACAGCTGCGACCGCGACGCTGGCTCCAGCCGCTCCGCCCGCATACCTGGCCTTCATTGATCGACTGCAGGTAATTGCCAATGCCGCGGCCAAGTCGGCGAATCGGATTGGCAATGCCAAAACGCCTGAGGATGCGCTGACGATTATGCTCGCGGGACAGGAGCTCGGTATCGCTCCGATGATGAGCTTGCAGACCATCAGTATCCACAACGGCAAAATCGTGATTGGCGCGGCCACGATGCAAGCTTTGGCCACCCGAGCCGGCGGTGAATTCGTGATCGAAGAAACCGACGATTACTGCAAGGTTACCGCCAAGCGACCCGGGAAACCTGATGTTGTCGTGTCTTTTGGCGTGACTGACGCGAAAAAAGCCAAACTGGACAGCAAGGATACCTACAAGCAGTATCCGCGGGACATGCACTACGCGAGGGCAATTTCGCGAGCTTGCCGCCGCCAATTCCCAGATATCTTGTCGGGTATCTACGAAATCTCGGAGATTCCGCCGGTGGGCGAGGATGACTCCGCGACGCAACCTAAATCGGTGGTCGCGGAGGTTGTTGACACTGCCGCTCCGGCCCCAGCTCCACCCAAGCAACTCGGCCCAACATTGGTCGAAGCGATGAAGGATGCGTTCCCGGAATCGGAATCGGCACCAGCGGTGGTCGCCGTGGTCGAATCGGCACCTTCTCCCGCCGGCCAAGAGCCCGAATCCGAACCAGACGATGCACCCGTCAACCCTGCAACCTTGATCCGGTTGCAAAAAGCTTGGGCGAATCCTGCCGTCAAATCTCAGTGGTCGACGCTACTTGGCAGCTACGGCGCAAAATCAGCAGCGGCGCTCAAGCAGCGGCAGGCACTGGAGCTGCTCAGCACGATTGCGACGCTGGGAAACTGACTTGGCCGACCGCGTACCGACCGCTGATTCAGCGATACGGCGACGCGGCGGTCTGGCTGACTGGGTTGGCGGTGCTGGGCTATCCGCCGACCTGGGTCTTGGACGACGAAGAGCCCGAGGTGATTTCAAGAGAAGTGCAAACGGTTGCACAATCATTAGAAAGAAAGGTTTAGAAATGCGCGTCACAGGAAAAATGAGCAAGCCGCAACCGATCCAGACTTTACCGGCCGGCCGGTATCACGTCACGTTGACTGACGTGGTCGTCAGCGAGCGAGATCGAGACAAAGAGCCGCACACCGTCTTTGTGTTTGTGGCTCACGCTGGCACGAATCCGGACGGTGTCGGTCAAACTCACCGCGAGCGGCTCAATCACGAGCCGAACAACGATCGCGCTCGAGAGATTAACCAGCGACAAATCGCAACGCTGGCGGTCGAAGCCGGAGCGATGATCCGCGGCCAGGGAATTGCGACATGGGAAAAGCTGCAGGCGATTGCTGACCGTGCGGGCGAGGTTGATTTCGACTGGAGCTCGGCAATCGGCAAGCAACTCGTGATCGGGATCAGGGCCCGGGACGCCGAAAAGGACGGCAACAAGGTGACCTACCACTCGATTGATATCGGCTCGGTCTGGCAAGTCGATGATCGCGATGTGGCCAACGTACCCAAGGATCAAACGATGCTTGGAGCGACTAAGGCAATCGAGCAAGGGTTCTGAGGTTCTGAGATCCTGAAACTCTGATTTCCATCGACAATTTGACTTTTGATTGGCCGGGCACTCGCGTCCACGTGCCCGGCCTTTTTTACGCCCTCACCGGACAATCAGAGCCCCCATCTAGCAGCGAAAGGCGTGGGAAATGAGCTACACCGACGAAGGGTATTACGACCCGGAAGATTACGAAGGCGGTACCAAGAAAAAGCAACCGCAACCGCAATCGCCACCACCGAAAGACGATTCCACGAGCATCACCGGGATTGTGCAAACGGTCATCTGCCAGCGCGACGACTGGTTCCTCGCCAAACTCCGCGGCGGGCAGAAAATCACCGGGCTTGCCGGCGAAGGCGAGCTTAAACAAGGGCACGAATACCGGTTCTTCGGCTCTTGGGTCGAGCATCCCCAGTACGGCAAGCAATTTCAGTTTGAGTTTGCCGAGGAGCAGTTACCCGACACCAGCCGCGGCCGGATTGAATACCTGCAGCGCCATTGCCCGGGGATCGGTGACAAAATTGCGGCCCGACTGGTCGAACAGTACGGCGATCAAGCAATCGAGACGCTCCGCGAAAATCCCGATCAAGTAGCGTCAGAGATCCAGGGACTACGGTGCGAGATCGCGAAGCAAGCCGCGGCGATACTCAACGGCAAAAAGGCGAGCGAGCGTACCGTCGTCGAGCTGATGACCTTATTTCATGGCCGCGGGTTTCCGAAATCGCTCATTCCGAAGATCGTTAGAAAATACGGCGACGAAGCTGCAGTTGCTGTCCGCCGGAATCCCTATTTGCTACTTCGGTACCCGGGAGTTGGGTTTCTGCGTGCTGACCTGCTCGCGCTGGACCTCGGCTACCGACCGGACAAATTGCGACGGCAGCTACTTGCCATCTGTCACGCGATCGACACCAACGGCAACGGTCACACTTGGTTTGAGCTCGATTGGGTCCGCGAGCAGCTTGGCAAGTTAGTCAGCGGGCAACTGCGATTGACCAAGGCTATTCAACTCGGGTTGCGAGCCGGCTATCTCGCCACGGATCACGGATCTCGGATCGCGCTAGCCGAGTCTGCAGCCGCCGAACGCATCATTGCCGACAAAATCTCGCAATTGCTCCGCGGAGAGACGCACTGGCCCAGTATCCGGCCGGCGGGAGAAGGTGTCACGATTGATGACGACGGGCTAAGCGATGGACTCAGCGATCACCAAGTCGAGCAAATCACCGAGGCAACGTCGCTGCCGGTCGGCCTTTTCACGGGCGGGCCAGGCACTGGCAAAACGTACACACTCTGCCGCTTGATCGCCGCGATTCGCCGCGAGTCTATCGTCCCAATTTTCGTCGTCGCGCCAACCGGCAAAGCGGCGGTGCGAATCACCGAGCAGATGGGCGCTGCTGGCCTTGGTATTCAGGGGCAGACGATCCATCGGCTACTAATGTGGGTCGGGGATGGATTCGGGATCAACGCCGCGAATCCGCTCCCGCCGTGCTACCTGATCGTTGATGAATCATCGATGGTCGATTCTCGGTTGCTCGCAGCCCTGCTCTCGGCGGTACAAGTTGGCAGCCACGTGCTCTTCGTCGGCGACCCTGGGCAACTTCTCCCCGTCGGCGAGGGGGCACCGTTTCGTGACCTGATCGAGAGCCAACTGATACCGCGTGGCCACTTGACCGAAGTACGTCGCAACGCTGGCAAGATCGTCGAAATATGCGACGAAATCGGCAAGGGCAAGTACTGGCCTGGTCAGGCGGAGCCCGAGAGCAATTTTGCACACTGGACCGCGACCACGCCGGATTCGGCGAAACAGACGATCCTGGAGCTGATCGCGAGCGCGAAAGCTGCGGGCTGGGACCCGGTAAAGAGCGTTCAAGTGCTCTGCATCACCAACAAGAAAAGCGATCTCGGCAAGGACCAGCTTAACGATTGGCTCCAGCAATTATTAAACCCTGGCCCGAATATTGGAAAGTCGCGTTTCCGCCTCGGGGATAAGGTCATGTGCCAGAAAAATACGCGAATGGTCTGCCTGGAGTCGGAAGAGGACCATCAGACCTGGGGTCGCGATCTCGATGACGTCGAAGTGAGCACCAAGGACAGGCGATCACGAGTGACGTTCGTGAGCAACGGTGACATCGGATACATCACTCGCGCTGACCGGTCTGTCGTCGAGGTCGAGTGGCAATCTCCCCGCCGGCTCTGCCGCTGCTCAGTATCAGGCCCGAACTCGGTTTTGTCGTTAGCCTATGCGATCACCGTCCACAAATCGCAGGGCAGCGAATCGCCCTACGTGATCTATGTCGCCGACACGTCGCCCGCGGCCAATTGGCTAGCTACTCGCGAGCTCCATTACACAGCGATCTCGCGAGCGAAACAGTATTGCGCGGTCGTCGGCGTCGCTCACCGAATTGAGCAGCAGTGCAAAAAAACAGCGATCGGTGAGCGAGTAACCGGGCTCCGTGAAGTGATCGAGCGGTCGGTTGAGCAGTCAATGATGTTGGCAATGGCGGAGGGATTTTAGCCGTGAAAATCATCGTCGACACCCGCGAACAAGCTCCCTACCTTTTCGCGGAATTTGATGCTGTCGAGCGTGAGTTTCGACGGCTCCCAACCGGCGATTACACGGTCGACGGCCATGGCGACATCGTAATCGAGCGGAAATCGGGCGAAGATTTTCTCAACTCGATCACCCACGAGCGGGACCGTTTCGAACGCGAATTCGAGCGGTTGCAAGCTATTCCGTCGGCTCACGTGATCGTCGAAATGGGTTGGCCCAAGATCCTAAGCGGCGAGTTCGGGGCCAGGCGAATCTCGGTGCATTCGGTCACCGGGACCGTGATTTCTTGGACGATCAAATATCCAAACGTGCATTGGTGGTTTGCCGACAATCGCAGCCAAGGGGAAGAGTTGGTTGTCCGGCTGTTGTCGAAGTATTTCGATTATCAAGCGAAGGTTAGTAAGGCTTTAGTTAAAGGGTTCTAAGAATGTGCGAGAATAGCAGTAAGAGCGACAGCAATTACGAAAACTACCTCAAAGAAAAGAAAGAGTTCGAGGAAATCGGGCATCGAATTGGCCGAGTAATACAAGCGTCCATGAAACGAATGGTCGACAAAGAGAAAAAAGACAAACGAATCGTCGATTCCGCGACGATGTCGAAAGCGTTTCACATTTTCTGCGTTCGAATCGTGATCAAGGGACTGAACGAACTTCATGTTTCGCCCGCCAACTTCAGTGCTAGCGACGTGAACGAAGTGACGCTCGAAGTTACCCAGAAATTCAAGGATTCCTACTTTCCGGCTCTCTGCGAATACGCGAACGAGTGTATCAACAAGCGAGTTCGTGAAAACATTCTCAAGAATAACTGAATCCTAAATCTCGGTCTATTGTCTAATCTAGCAAAAAGGTCTCCAAGCTATGGCGGGCGATGGCAAGGTCAACTGGAGGGCCGTCGAGGAAGAGATCCTCGGCAAGGTAGATATTCTCGGCGAACTGAGATCGCATGTACGTTTTTCGCGAACTCAGCCGAACGAGTCTGGGTTCGTTGAATGCTGGGCGATCGACCGTGACGAAACCAACCCATCGTGCCATGTTTACGTTGGCATTGAGCGGATGCGGAGTCGCGGCAGCTACGGCGATCAGGCGAAAACTCAGAAGCCGCTGTCATTCTGGGAGCTATTAGTCGCCCTCGGCCGCTTCCCGGACTGGCGAGCGGCCCGCGCTCATTACGCCGAGCAAACTGGCGTCGCACTGCCAGATACGACGAAGCGGCAAAAGGATGGCCGCGGCCGGCCGGCGTCGGTGCGATTGATTAGCCACCGATTCTCGCGGCATCTCATGAATCTAGTCGCAATCTGGCGGCCAGGTATCACGCCCGAGGCCATTGAAGCTGCCGGCTACGTCGCGGCTCAATACACGCCGACCGAAACCGAGGCGTACGCTTTCCCGGTCTATCACGCGCCGAACGAAGAGCCACGAACCTATGTGTTGCTCTCAGCCCTGGCCAAAGTATTCCCGCGATCGGGCCAATACGTACCGGAGCGAGGCCACCATATCTGGGGCAACGATGACGGGTTTGTGATTGTCGGGAACAAGGTCGACGGGAAAGCTGGCCCGGATGCCCTGAAACTTGCGACCACGGTTGTCTGGTGCGAGGGCATTAGCGACACTCTCGCCGCGTACACACATCTTCCCGCCGGCTGGGTCGCGGTCACGTCGCCAAAAGGTGCGGCAAAAGGCACTTCGGCGGCGATGGCCGAACTGCTTCGCGGCAAGGAAATCGTCGTCATCGGCGACGCAGATACTGCCGGCGTCAGTGGCGCTAAGATCCGCGCGGGCCAAGCGGTGAGCGTCGGCGACACAATCGTCCACATGCGGCGTCCGCCCGGCGAGATCACCCCGAGCCGCGGCCGCGACCTACGCGACCACTTCGTCACCGGCCTAACCTGGGGCGATCTGGTCGACATCGAAGGGGCTGTACCTCGCGAAGAGATATTGGTCGACGACGAGCAGATGCGAATCATCGAAGAATCGATCGAATGTTTGAGAAAGCACACTGATATCTACGTCCGCAACGGCCGGCTCTGTCGAGTGATTGAGCAGGAAGTTCCGGGTGGCAAAATTAGTCGCCTGGAAGATATTTCGCCGACGGTTGTCAACGCGTATCTCAGCAACGTCGCCCGGTTGCTAAAGCCTAACAAAAAAGGTGATCCAACCGCCGTCCAGCCGCCTGAATGGCTGGGCAAGGCGATTATCCAGATTGCGAAATACCCGAAATACCGAGTGCTTTTCGGACTCACGCAATCGCCTTTTCTTCGGCTCGACGGGTCGATTTGCTGCTCACAGGGCTACGACGAAGCCTCGAAATTATTTCTGGCGAGCGACCGAGATTGGAAATTAAATAGCCTTGGCGACGCCACGAGTATTGATGAAACAACGATTTCTGAGGCTAAAGAATCGTTAATCGACCTCTTTTCCGATTTTCCGTTTGCCACCGATCGCGATTTATCAGGAATTATTGCCGCACTGCTTACCGTGTTCGCCAAGCCGGCAATAAATGGTGGAACCACGCCGCTTTTCCTTATCGATGGCAACTCGCCTGGCGTTGGCAAAGGGCTGCTCATCGACATCATCGGGCAAATCGCGATCAATCGACCGGTTCCCGCGACGACCTACACGCCCGACGAAACTGAGATGCGGAAACGAGTAGTCGCGATGGGGCTATCGACCTGTCCGCCGGTGATCAAATTGGACGAAGTAGCCGGTTCGATCGGCGGTCACGTGCTTAACTCGGTGATGACCTGCGGCTCGATTGTTGATCGCGAATTGGGCACCTCTCGAATCCACGAAGTGCGCGTTGATAGCGTCTGGATGGCGACGGGCAACAATATCACGATCCGCGGCGACTTCGCCCGTCGCGTGATCTGGATTCGCTTGGAGTCGCCGCTCGAATCGCCGTCACAACGCGGCGGGTTCCGCTACCCCAACATCCTCAAACACGTCGCAGAGAACCGAGAAAAGTATGTCGCGGCTATCTTGACGATCCTTCGCGGCTACTTCTTGGCCGGCTGCCCGCAGCAACCGCTGCGATCGTTCGGGAGTTACGAATTGTGGTCTGACATCGTCCGCCAGTGCGTCGTCTGGCTCGGACTGCCTGATCCGCACGCGCCCGAAGTCGTCGCCGAGATCGCCGAGGACGCCAGCGAAGAGCGACAACTGATTCACGGCTTAGACGAGGTGCTTGGCGGCGATTGGGGCACGGTCAGCGATATTATACGGAGAGTACAGCAGTCTGCCGCAAACGAGTATCCGGCGATGAGGGATCTAATTTTATCGAAGTGGGGAGATGGCAAAGACGTCCAAAGAAAACTCGGCATGTTCTTAAAGAAACACAGCGAAAAAAATATTGGCGGTGTCAAAATCGTATCTCGCCTCAATCGGCAAAGAATGATGGAATGGAGAATAACACAATACACCAGAAATCGCGACGAATCACGTGGCAAACCCATGCAGGGACTGCAGGGACATGCAGGGACTCGTGAACCCTATTACAGTAATCAAAAACATAATTCATCGATCGATTCGACATCTAATGATTTTAATTTTTCGCCTCGCGTAGGAGAGAAAAAGTCCCTGCAAGTCCCTGCGGTCCCTGCAGTGGATGAACCACGCCAAGAAAATCACGCTTCGTCATCATCGCTACCGCCGCTGTCGTCGCCGCTCTGGACCAAGCCACCTGCGACCGACACCGAGATTGCGTTTGTCTCGCAGATGGGAGAAATCCCAAGCCGCATCCGCTGGGGCAATCTGCCCGCCGACGCGACCGGTTACGCGATATGGCCATTCTCAAACGGTTGGCAGAGTATCGAGCATGTTCGGCGAGTGATCTCGGCATCGGCATCGGAAGGGGGTTCGCCATGAACCAGCAGCCGCAGCCGCATCCGCGAATCCGCCTGGTCAATCGCTTCCGCAACCGCTTGCGTCGGGCTTATCACCTGGTCGGCGGTGAGATCGCCTTGCGGGCGGTGTTCCGAATCGCCGAGCCAGTGGCCACCGCGGCACCTTCACCCGCCGGCCCTGACAATCACCCGTTGGCCAGACTGATCCAGGCTCCACCTGCGATCGCCGCTAGCCAGGCTACCGCAAACGATCGCGACCAAGAAGGCTATCTGATCCGTCTGGTAGGCGATCGCGTCTTCTTGGCCGTCTGTAGCCGCTGTAATCGGCCATGGCGTAATCCCGCATGCAGTAATTGCAACTCGCCAGAGTTCGGCTGGGTCTCGGATAACTACTACTCGATCGCAGATTACCTCAGTCCGAAATACCGATCGGTGATTCATCCGTCCTACTGGGAAGTTGCCGAGTTTTTTCGCGGGTTAGCTGCGGCTGGCTTGTTTCAGACTGAGTACTTGCAACTGCAATCGCAACCAAGGTGACCGACCCTCATGAGCTCTCTCATCGCCTCTTGCATCGGCGTCGACCCTGACCTCGCCTGGCCCTGCTGGTTTCCTGATCCGGAGACGTTGGCGCGCGCTATCCTGTCCTCGCCGCCGCACCGTGACGCCGAGGTGATCGTCCCCGAATTCCTGTTTCCCGCTATTCAGTTCGCTGGCCAATGCTGCCAGGTGACCAATGCTCGCTCAGCCTCTTGGCTCCCGATCCACCCGACCGCGGTCATCGCTCTCGCAATCCTCGACGATCCGCGGTCACCTCGATCTGATCGGGATTCTGCAACCGCCGCCCTCTTAATCCTCGCTACCTCAATCCACGAGTCATTGGGGTTTCGCCGTCGTCGCGATTGCGCGCTTCTCGACGTCGAATTTTCACCGTCACAGCTTTCGCCCGGCGATTCTGCGATCGAGGTTTTACGGGACAGCGGACGTGGTAATAAATCAGTACTGGGGTCGCGGTCGATTTCGCCAGAAAATCGCGATTCCAGCAAAGATTTCAGCCAAAAATACGTTGTTTCTAGGCCAAGGATAGCCCAAGAATTATTTGACGCGAAATTACCAGAAATTGTCGAATAAATAGATTTACTGGCGGAAAATCAGTATAGTCGGCGATGAAATTGAGATCGAAGGGCACAATTTTGGGCGAGGGGCAAGAGAAATGAAGTGTTACGTAAGTCGAGACAAGAATTCACACGCGAATCCCGGAATTAAATTGTGGCTGACAAGGCCCGAGGGGTATCACGATAGCATTGCCAGCTGGTGGGACGGCGGAGATTTCTTAACTAGTATTCCCGTCCCAAAGGCCGGTGAATGCCTGGAAGTCGATTTGGACATGGACAAATTACAACCACCGGGACCGCAAGAGAATTCATCGCAAGAGGATTCATCGCAAGAGGAATCGCTTCAGCCTTTCCGGAAAATCACTACCCATAAATGTGACGCCGTCAACGAAAAAATCAGTTTATCCTGCCCGGATGATGGGCCGATTCGCAACGTCTATCTTGTCTCGGTCCCGTCGTCAGTGCGTTTGGACGGCGGTTATGATCATTACCGCTTGAAATTCGTCGGCGGCGACTGGCCAACTGGTCTGACCAATGAAGTCTTGCTCGCGATTGTCTTGGATCGGCTTGAGGGGTTTCAGAAGGGCGACCATCCCTGCGAAGAAAATGACCACGCAAAAGACAGCGTGATCGACGCTTTGATTTGGTTGCAGCGGCGGCACGCGAGACGTGAGGGGTTGATTCGTGCCGAAGACCAAGGAGATCAGGGCGAGGAGCCCCAACCGCAACAGGGCCCGCGATTACTCACGGGCGATGAAATTCGTGACCGTATCCGAGGGATTTCGACCGAGACTCTGTTGTCGGTTATTTCGGAGCGTGTCCGAGAAATTTCGACCGAGACTCTGTTGTCGATCATTTCGAAGCGACTGACGAATCGGGTCGAGGCAACTCAAATTGCAATCAGGCACGTCCAATATACGGAGAGCATACTTGCCTCTCTCGCGAACCAATATATGGAAGGCATACTTGCCTCTCTCGCGAACGACCACAAGGAAGGTGTCGACCGCCGAGGGTAATCGTGACCAGCATGAGCGGTTACTAAGTTCCCTGCAGCCTTCCGTCACGACATCCTGCAGGGTAGCGATCTCGACGGATTTCTTTGGTGGTGGCCGCTGGGCTGGCTGCTGCCGAAGATTTGCTCCTACTACCTTGGCTGGTCGCATTCTGGACCATCGTGCTGGATTATCCACCAGCCAAGGTAGAGTTTTTTTTGTCGCGGCAAAGGCCCAAAAGGTAGGTGAGGTATTACAGTGAATCAGTCTGAGAATAAAAACTTCGTCTTAGCTGCGTGCCTTGTCTTGACGCTCTGCATCAGTGTCGGCGTCGCGATTCCTTATTACTTGGAGGCTTCGCGTATCAAAGACGAATACGAGCGTCTGGAGAAGCGGACAGAATCGCAACTCGCCGAGGCCGAAGCAAAGATCGAAAAGCTGAAGGCGGAGTTGAATGGCGAGTACATCTCGCGAGCGAAATGGCTGCTTCGTGAAGCGATCGACCGAGGCGAATACAGTTATCAGCTCGATCCGAAAACCGGCGAGATTCATTTGTGGCCGGTGGAAAAGAAGCCGGAGCCTGCCGCGTTGACTCGTCGCGAGTTATCGGAACATCAAGTGATAGTTGTGAAATAGCGTGGTGCCAACGTCGCTGGAGACGTGACAGCCGGGAGAGACCGGCACATATTACAGGAAGGGAAGGCCAAATCATATGTCCGACATCACCTACGAACTGCCTCCAATCCAACGAGTAGACATACGGCCGAGTGAGACCGTGTCCGCCTTAGCCGCTCAGGAATCGTGGGCGGCTAAGTATCTCGGAATACCCGAGGATTGGCGGGAGCTTGGCGGCAAGGGCGTTACGGTTGCGGTATTGGATACCGGTATTGATAGCACGCACCCGGCATTGAGTTTGGGTGTTATCACGTACAACTTTACAAGCCTATCGGGCATTACACGGGATGTTCAAGGGCACGGTACGCATTGCGCCGGCTCGATTGCCGGGCGAGGCCCATATTATGGGATCGCGACGAAGTGTTCATTGGTAATCGGCAAGATCCTGGACGACCAAGGCCGGGGTAATGATTCTTGGATGGCTGCCGGTATCCGCTGGGCGTCTAATGTTGGCGCAAATATTATCTCAATCTCTGCTGGCGGGCCGCAAAAATCCAAAATCGTTGGGGATGCCCTGGCGTATGCGATGTCTTTAGAGTCTCCCCCCCTAATCTGTGTGTCCGCCGGTAATAGCGGCGACCAAGGTGTGACATGGCCCGGCGCGTCGTCACTTGTAATCGGCGTAGCGGCTCACGACCAAACCGGTAAGATCGCGGGTTTCAGTAGCCGCGGCCCCGAGGTAGATATCGCGGCTCCTGGTGTGGATATCTTGGCTCCGGTTCCCGGCGGCGGTTACGCCCGTATGAGCGGCACGTCTATGGCTTGCCCTATCGTTGCCGGTGTCGCGGCATTGGCTTTTGCGGTGTTTAAGGAGCGATATGGCCGGCTACCCCAAGTTCCCGAAGTGATGAAGATGCTCAAAGACCTAGCCCGCGATGTTGGCGCTCCCGGCCACGATCGTGAATCGGGGTATGGGATAATCGACGTACGTATGATACGCGAGCGAATCGAGTTAGCGGACCCGGCGAAGCCGGTAGAGCCGCCGAAGCCAGAGCCCCCTAAGGTAGAGCGGCCTCCGTTTGTGGTCGGCGATTATGTCCGGCTCGAACGTATCGGGAGCCGTATCAGTCGTGTTGCCGACCTGAGCGACGATCGCAAAGTAATGGTGCTGGTTTACGAGGACGCGCAAGGGAAGTTTGTCTGCGATGATATGCACTATGAAAACGCTTGGCTGTTTGAGAAGGTAGCAGATCGGGCCGCTGGTATTGATCCGGTTGGCGGGATGGATATGGATCATCCCCAGGAGCAGTACCATTATTCGCTAGGCGATGCCTATCTAGGGGTTGGCGCACTCGAAAAGGTTGAGCCCTCGCTATCGCCCGCGAAGTTTCGCGAAGTGATATCGCCAGAAGCGATCAAACAGGCAATCCACTTTGCTAGGTCGGAATCTCCGAACCTACGGCAATACATGCAGTACGTGCCGCTCGACAAGGGTGCAAAAAAGGCGGATAACCTGAACGACGATGACGGCGACGATCGCGACGATAACTCGGTTACCTTCGCCGAGATCATCGCAAATCACGGCCAGTGCCTCGACGAACAGCGATACCAGATCCAAGAGCACGCCAAGACGATTCACTCGCTGGCCCGCCAACTCTCTGCAATCGAAGAGCGGCTGCGGAGCCAGCCCGATTATGCAACGCTTGCGGGCGACGTTGCAAGGATCGATCAAGGCCTGAAAATACTGGAGCGAGAAGCGGCCAGGCGTGGCCAGGAAGTTCGCCAAGACAATTGATGATGAAGGCGAGAAAAGCGAGTAAAAACAGATGAGCAAAACAGATACTGACGCACTCTTGGCCGAACGCGGATCTCGCTACGGAGATTTTCACGATCACGCTTCGATTACACAATCGCTGAAAGAGTCATGCCGGCGATTCCGTGCCGGCGAATCGTGGCAAAAGCTGTCGCCCGCTCATCGTGAGGCGATCGATATGATCTTGCATAAGGTCGGCCGAATCCTGAACGGCGATCCGAATTATACGGATTCCTGGGCCGACATCGCTGGTTACGCAACGCTTGGGGCGGAAAATTGCAAGTGTCGTGGTTAGTAGCCCTGCTTTTGTTTGCTGTCGCTGCGGTCGCTGCTCAGGCTCAGCCGCAACAGCAGCTATATTCGCCGGCTCTGGTCTGCAAGATCGCTCACGAGCACGCCCGGACCTTGCCGCCTGAACTCGCCCGCGTGGCGCGCTATTACACCGACTACGATCTCCCCGACGACGCTCGTATTGATGCGGCGCTGGCGGGCAATTTGCTCGTGAATTCCATCTCGACTCGCGGAACGCTCCATTATCCGCTGCCGCTCGCTGGCCCTGGTCCAACGTTTCGGGTCTACTACCTGGATCTACTTAGCCTCGGCCGAGTAGTCGAACTTTCGAAGCCGGCGGGAGAAGGAGCCAAGGCCAGCGAGAAACAGCCTTCTTTCCCGCCGGCGAACGGTTGGCAAGTTATGTCCGCCAAGGAAGCGGTGCTTACACCCGATACCTGCGGCCCCGACTATCTTTCCCTGCAGTCGCTCACCGGCCAGGATCGCCCGATTGTCCGATTGCAAACGATCCTGGTCTACGGGATGCAACCGCCTGCCTACGACGAATTCCTCGGCCACACGGGCAAGACCCGCGACGAAATCTACGCCCAGAACCTCGGGGTCGATCCGACCAAGAAAGAAGCTAGGCGAGCCGCCGCGGTTTTGAAATCAGAGGTCGGCAACCACAAGAAGCGGATACTACTTCGGCGGTCCGGAGATTGGAACGAAGTCTGGGAAACGCTCGACTTTGCGGACCATTTCCAGGAAGAAAACGACCCGGCGAGAACGTTCGTGATCGACGATCTGAAACCGGCCGGCGGGGAGATTATCTACTCGCTGCCGAACGGGCTTTTCGGGTACCTCTTGGTCAACGGCAAGGGTGATTTAGTAACCGAGGCACCAGCCAACGTCGTGAGCCATTTTGCGCGGCCGAGCCCTGACCCGACGATTCGGATCAATAATTGCCTAGACTGCCATGCGAGCGGGTACATTCTCCCGCCGGCTAACTTTGTCGAAGAGATGCTCGAAAGCGGCGTCAAGATCGTTGCTAAGGATATCGAGCAGGTTCAGCAGATTGAAGACGATTATCGATCGCGAGCGTTGGACCACCTGGCCAGCGATCACGAACGGTATTTGCGATCGGCATATGCGGTCGCCGAGCCGATCGCCAAACACGAGGACCAAGCGCTGACACCTGCGGGCGCGGCCAGCCGGTTAGCTGCAGCGGTCGCCGCGGTGCATCGTGATTACTGGGCGCCGGTAGGTGCGGAACGTGCGGCCAGGGAACTGGGGCTTGATGCGGAGCGGTTTCGCAAATTAGCTGAGGCGAGCAACGACGGGAATCTGATCCTGTTGCGATTGGGCAAAGAGATCGACCGGACAAGCTGGGAAGGGACCAGCAGCCGGATCGTGTTGCAAGAGGGGCAGTGAGATATGGGTGACTGGCATTCCGTTCGTAGTCTCTTGCAAGAAGAGATCAGGGGGTTCACGAAATTACCACAGGTAGCAGTAGACTTCGCGATTGATTTTCTAGACTCCTTGCAACCTTGTGACATTTTGCCGCAAGTATCGCCGATCAGTACAGGTGTGTACTTAGAATGGCGGTTCAAGGACGATCTTGCTTCGTTAGAGATTGACGACGAGTCGGTATTTTTTTCGGTTATTCCAGGTCGTTATTTCGCTGCGGATATGTCTTACAATGACCCTAGTTTTAGCGTCGCCATCGCTCTTAGTGTGGTTCGGGTGTTCTTGGACACTGTTCTCGCCAATCAACCATCTGGACCACCAAAACCATGTTGGTTGACGCCTGATGTGGTCGAGGAATACCTGAGCGAGCACATGGGATAAGGGGCGGTTAGATGAAACCCCTGAAGCTTGAACCACTATTCGAGGTAGTCACCGAGTATGGCAACTATGTTATCGTCCGCACGCATTTTCTAATCCACTTTCCAATCGACAGCCACCATTACCAAGAATATTGGGATGAATATCAGAAGTTCGAGCAGCAGCGAAATGAGCGGCGAAAGCGAAACTATGAAGAAACCACCGAAGCCACCAAAACCACCGAAACCGCCGACAAAACGTCAGATTGAAATCCTCGATTTCATCCTGGCCTACAAGCACGGCAACAATCTTGCAACGTCGCCATCGCACGCCGAAATTGCCAAGGCTTTCGGTTTTCGATCTTACGCCGCCGCGTGCCACCTGCGATCACTCGAAGCCAAAGGATTGGTTACTACCCATCATCTGCAATCGCGTACTGTCAAGCTGACACTGCCTGGCATTGCTTGGGTGCATCAAGTTCGCGAGCAGAAGCGGATTGATAAACGGACCGTTGTTGATAAACGGACCGTTGACAAGTCGATTGCAAAAAGCTAGACTCCCCCATGCCTGTTGTTTCCTCAGGCCCATGCCTTTCTTTGCCCCGCGCCGCGTCGGGCTGGAGTGATTCGCCCAACTCCAGCCCGATTTTATTTTCGCCCGATAATCCAATCCGCAGAAATTGCCCGTCCTCGGTTAAGCTCTCCCGGTAAAGGAGGGCAGCGACCATGATTTTTTCACCAATTCTGATTCTCGCTGTCGCGGCGACTTCGACCGATTGCGTTTCCGGCGTCTGTCTGCCTGCCGCCAAAGTCGTCCAGCAGAAAGTTATCGTCGAGCCTGCGGTCGCCGTGCAAACAGCGGTACAGGTCGACCAGTACGGTGGCCAGCGGGTTGTTGTGACCGCTCCTGCGGCGGTCGTTGCCCATGGCCACCTTTCCCCGCAGGCGGTTTACGCGACCAGTTCGCACGACGGTTCGCTTGGACAGCAGAACGCGGCGCTACTGCAATTACTCGCCCAAGCTCAGTCGAACCAGCAGGCCAACCAGCAGGTGATGCTGCAATTGCTCGCGAACCAGCAGACGTTTTCTCAGCAGTTGGTTGCCGCTGGAATCAGCACCTCGGCTGCCGCGGTCAATATCCAGTCGCTCCAGGTGCAATCGCTGGCTCACCCTGGTGAGGCGGTTTTCAAAACTAGATGTCTGTCGTGCCACGCCGGCGAGAATCCCTCGGGCGGCTTGGATCTATCAACACTCACGGAAGAGTCTCGCAACGCTAGCGTGCTCGCGATTATGTCCGGCATGATGCCGAAAAACGGCCCGCTGTCGCCGATCGACGCGAAAAATCTCGGCGCGTACCTGCTCAAGAGCACGTCGACCGCGATGGCGACCACGGGAGCAGCAGGGGAAGCCAAGTGATCTCGGAAATCTGGCACGATGACTTCTTTTGGCGGTCGGATTTGCCGGCCGTGATCCTGGTTGTCGCGACTATTGTCTTTATCCAGCTTTTGTTTCGTCCACGAAAAGAGGTGTCGAAATGCGATCTTTGCAAGAAACTCGGGCGGCGGTAATTGCTGCGGCAATTGCGGTTGCGGTCAGTCTGGCGGCATTTCTCCCGTCGGCCGAAGCTGGTGGTTTCGGTGGTTTCGGTGCCCAAGCGGTGATCCAGGTTCAGCCGGCAGTGCAGGTACAGGCGATCCAGGCTGCTGCTCCGGTCTATTTTCAGCAACAGGCGGTCTTTCAGCAGCCTGTCGTCGTGCAATCGGTTCGCCAGCAGCGGGTGTTTGTGCGGCAAGCGGCTCCTGTCGTCGTGCAGCAACAGCGAGTATTCCGCCAGCAACAGGTATTCGTGCAGCAGCCGACAGTAGTGATCCAGAACAACAACTTTCGGCGAGGTTTTGGAATACTAGAGGTGATTGGTCGTCGCGTATTTGGTCCGCGAAACAATATCAACGTGACTGTGATTCGGTAATCTTTATCGCTGCTTTTGTTGCTATAAGGTCACATCTCCATGGCAGGTTACGTTATTGGTGGCGAATTTCTCGGCGACGTGATTATGCGTAATCGCCTATGGAATGCTACATGGCTATTGAATATTGCTAGCGGACCATACTACCGGACTGCTCGCGGTGGTGTGATCGATGGTTTCGGTACCGCAGATGGCGTGACTGGCCAAACCTCGGGAAGCTACGGCGCGAAGGTGTTCACGTCGCAAACCCCTGCGACAACTTCCTACTCGGTAACGCTCGGCAGCAATAGTGCTGGTAGTAATACGACGTTCCGCTTTGTGATCGCCGCCAGTGCAATCACTGTCTCTGGGTCAAAGATACGCCTCACGCTGCAGGGACACGCCGCGGGTACGATTAACGACGTATTTTTTGGGCAAAAAGCAAGTAGCGGCGACGCTTACGACTTCGAGACGACGCCGACACGGATCACCTTTAACGGTGGATCAAGCTCGGTCGCGACGATTAATGGCGCAATTGTGTCAGATGTGATTAACTTTACGCTTGATGAAACAAAAGATCACGTGATCTCGGTCTATCAGTCCGGCACTGTTACCACGAAATTTTTCGCGTCCGCAGGCAGTTCGTACGCCAAGGCTGGGTCAGACGCGGCAACGCAAAACGCGACAGGCTACAGTACCAATTCGGGCGTTAATGGTGTGGCGGTGAGCTTGATTGAGGTGGTCGGCGATTACGAACTTTCGGTACCTTCAATCGCTTACACAGTGTCGTCGGCGCCAAGTCAAATCTACATCGTAGGTATCGTCGATCTCGGTTCCGCGACCCTAAACACCGATCTGACGCTAGAGGTATCCCGCAACAACGGCTCAAACTGGTCGACCGTCACCCTGGTGGACCTTGGCACGGTCACGGGTAACCAAAAGTTGGTTGGCGCGGTGGTTACTGTCTCGGGGCAACCAAGCGGCACAACTATCAAGTGGCGATGGACGCAAATTAACAATAAGTTGGTGTCAATTTATGGTACGTCGTGGGAGCCCGGCTAATGGCACTACTTAACCGCCAGGCGCAATCTGTTGCCATCGCTCGCCCCGATGGGCCTACTGCGGCGCAACTTGCATCCCTTGACGACGTGGAAATGTCAATCGTCGAAGGGGTGGTGGCGCCCTGGCCTGAGGGATTTGGCCCCGCTCCAACTGAGGCCGAGATCGCCGCGATTGATCCGTACCTTTATCACCTGGCCACATTGTACGAGGCGACCGCAAGATCGACCTGGCAAGGCCAACGCCCGGCCAATATTCCAGCTGAATTGCTGCCAACATTGCGGGCAACACTATGTTCGCTGCAATTGCTGCTCGCGATTATCCTGCCCGAGGTCGCCGCGTTAAAACAGGCGGTCAATGCTGGCCTTAATGCCGATTTGCCGGTGCGCGATGCTGATGCCGTGTTACGTACCGCATTAGCCGTAATTCGTGCCCAATAACAAAGGTTAGACGATGAGCGTACCGTTAGTATTTTCTGGCCCGAGCGTCTCCGGCGCGACCGTCAAAGTGGTGCTGCAGGACCTGGACACAAATAACCTTTGGGACGACGTCAACGAGACCTGGTCAGCTTCACCGACCGAGGCGAACACAGAAATTACGCTCACTGAGGGCACGGGCAAGAATATCGGCCGTTGGATTGGACAGCCCGAAGTTGCGGCGATCGGCTCGGTTCCGCGAGTTCTGGTCAGTTATTACGTGAACAGCGTCTTCGCCTACGCGGAAGTGATCACGATCATCAGCAATGCGACTGCAGTCTTCGGGCTGGCCCGGCTCTACTGGTGCCGTGTCTCGGTGTCGCAAGTGGCCGGCAACGACTATTACCGCGTAACCTTTTATCGCGACCAGCAGCTACTCAAGAGCGGCGTGTCTTCGGTTACGATTACGGTGCGCGACCAGGCCAATAATACGACGCTGATCAACGCCGCTTCAATGTCGCAAGACGGCTCGACGGCGACTTGGGAGTACACCGAGACCAGCAGTTTGACGACCTTCGGGCCGAGCTACGGAATCGAGGTCAATTGGACGGCTGACGGCGCTGCTCGTGGTCCGAGCGGTGGTCACACGTACCAGCGCTAATTTGCAACTGCACATGCCGCGCGGGCTGGTCCGGGTGTCACCTTCTCCCGCCGGCCTAGGAGAGTTTGGCCGTGGCTGTGCTGCCTATCCAATTGCTGCCGATCTGGCTCGAAGACGACGATGGGAGCTTGCGGCCTGTCGAGGTCGAGATCGGAATCAGTTTGGCGACGTCGCTGGACGTGAGCAAATTTGCTGATCTCGGCCTTTCGACGATTCAGATTCTTGGTGCTAGCGTTGATACTGGCCTGGCCTCGGCGCTCGATGTTTCTTGGTCCGCCGATCTCAGCTTGGCCTCGGCGATCGAGGTTATTGCGTCCGCCGATCTCGCCCTGGCCTCATCGCTCGACGTGAGCCGGTCCGCCGACGCTGCTTTCGCCTCTGCTCTCGACGTGAGCCAGTCCGCCGATCTCGGCTTGGCTTCGGCGCTCGAGGCTTCCGTTTCCGCCGGCCTTGCTCTGGCCTCGGCGCTCGAGGTTTCTGTAACCTCGGATTTCTCCCTTGCCTCGGCGACCGATGCTTCAGCGTCCGCCGATCTTGCTATGGCCTCACAGCAAAATGTCGTTGGCCAAGTCGACCTCGCACTCTCGCCGATGGGTCAGGTCGAGGTCGTTGCCGACGTTGGCCTTGTGTCGGCGCTCGAGGTTTCTGCGTCCGCCGACGTCGCGATCTCGTGGGAGCTACTCGCGATCGTCGAGCTTTCGATAGACGTTTCGCTTGCGACCTTTGGTGGAATTTTTGGCCAAGCGGATCTAGCCCTCGGAGCAACCGGCCGAGTTGAAGAATCTGCCGACCTAGCCTTGGCCTCGGCGTTGACTCTCGTGCCGGCCGAGGCCGACCTATATCTCGCGAGCCTAGGTGGTCTGGCCCAAGATTCGGAACTGGCCGTCGCTTCTTTGGGCGGCTACCTCGGCCAATCGATCGACGTTTCGCTCGCGACCTTCGGTGGTGGAATTTTTGGCGAAACTGACCTAGCCATCGGCACTGCTGGCCCGGTTGCCGGCGAGATGGAATTCGCGATCTCGACGACTAGCCACCTCGGCCAATCTGTCGACGTTTCGCTCGAAACTGCGATCTCAGCCAGCCAATCCGCCGACGCTTCGCTCGCGACTTTCGGCGGAATTTTTGGCGACGTCGACCTGTCTTTATTCGCGCGGTCGTCCGAGACCGTGATCTCGGTGAATTCCAGATACTTCCCGCTGCAATTCTTGATCTTGTGGATGGAAGACGCTGACCCCGACTGGGGCACCGGCCGGCCCATTGAAGTCGATTTCGACGTCGTTTTGGCTACACGGCAAGGTATATCGGCAATCGCTGACACCAGTCTTGCAGCCATCGGACCAGTGAGTAAGTCGTTCGACGTCGCAATCAGCAGCGCTATCAGCGTTTCGCGGTCGGTCGACGTCGTTGTCGCAACGACGCAGTATTTCGCTGCAACGGCCGGCATCGCCTTAGGTACTGACTCCGCGATCTCTGTTGTTGCTGGGCTCGACCTTGGCACGCTTGCCGGGTTGAGCAAATCCGTTGACATGGGTGCCGCAACCAACCAAGGCGTCACCCGTGCAGAACTGGCTGCAATTGCGTCGCTCGGGTACGTCACTTCTCCCGCCGGCCTTGCGATAGCGTCGACCAGTTTCGCTGGGAATACGATTGACGTTGCCTACTCGACAGCCCTGGTTGTCGAACAAGAGTGCGAACTTCCAATTAGTTCGACGGAGATCACCGGAATCACTGGCTCTTTCGCGATCAACACCCATCGTGAGATTGAAATCGACCATGGCCTTGGCTTGAGCACCAGTCATGAGGCTACGCAAACGATCGGGATTGCCGCGGCGACTTACCAAGAGCGAGTCGCGTCTGCAGATTTCGGCCTGGCAACCGACTATCGAGTTGCCATCAGTCCTTCCTTGGCATTAGCAACCTCGCGAAATATCGACGCAAATTACGATCTCGCCCTGACCACTTATTTTCGAGTGTCGGCTGAAATTGGGCTCGCTGTAGACACTGGTAGTCAAGTGTCGATTTCGGCGGCGGTCGCAGTTTTTGCGCTGCCCGATGGATTCGACCCGGCAAACTTGCTACCTGGGCTAGTCTGGCAGATTTGGACGGTCGAGGGAGCTTGGCGGGTCGACTAATACAGAGAGTCGCCCGACCATGGCTTTACTTAGTACTGACCTAATTTTCCTGCAATCCGCCGTGATGCCCGAGGCCGATGGCACGGGATCGGTCGGCGGTGCGATCAACAATAACGGCGTGGTCGCGCTGACGAATCTCGTGAGCCCGACCGGCACTGTCGAGGCAGTATCGTCGGCGGCCGGCGATACAACGCAAACGTTGACGATTTACGGATTTTTGGCTTCCGGCGTCGCGGCGTCCGAGGCAAAGACGCTCAACGGTACGACCGACGTTGAGTTTACGACGGCGTTCAAACATGTCACCAAAGCTACGTTGTCGGGCACTACGACCGGCAATATTACCGTTCGCGAGCTCAGCGGCGGTTCGGATACGATTTTCGTTATCCCAGCAGGCAAAACGTCGTGGCGAGGAATTTTTCTGGAGGCGTACTCCGAGGAATCCGGCGGCTCGCAAAAGATTTTCTACGAAAAGATTTTCCTCAAGAATACCGACGACGTTTCGGCACTAATCAACGCTGCCGTGCAGATGACGGACCCGACATCCAAGCTAGCATTCGGCCTCGCGACGTCGAAAGACGATTCGGGTACGACGACAAATCGGCTCACTGCTCCCGCTGGCGTGACCTTTGGCACGTCCGATGCGTCGGTGCCGACTGGCAATCTGCTCGCCGGTGAGGCAATCGGCGTCTGGTTGCGGTTGACGCTTGATGCGGGCGATTCACCAGTTTTGAATAAGATCACTTTTAAGGGTAAAGGCCAGACGCGATAATGTCTGCCGATCCAACGATCTCCGATCCTTACATCAATGCCCGCGAGCTCCGGCGTATTCGAGCCGGAGCCGCGGCCACTGGTGAAATTCAATTCGTTTTCGCCTTGCGGCGATCCGAGACCATTTCCGCGGCTTCCATTACTGTCGAGAAGATCGGAATCTGGCGAACCCCATCTGATTACGACGCCATCTCTCCCATCGTCACCGATGAAATCGTTATCAGCACGCATACGATCGGTGGTACGGGCATTCACCTCAATAAATCGGTGCTCTTCACTTTTCAGGGTGGCGTTGCCGGCACTCGCTACCGAATTATTGCTCGGATCACCAGCAGTACCGGTCGCCAGATCGACGGATTAGTGCGATTGGACGTGCTGATCTGAATTACGACCTGAATTGCTGAGCCATTTCCGATACAATTCGCGGAAATGGATTTTCCCTGCAATCTCGGATTTCAAATTGTCAACGGAGGGACGCAGCGACATGCCCGCCGAAGAATCGCCGCTCGTGCAATCTCGATTCAATCGCCGACGCGATCAGGCGCAAAAGCTGCGTGCTGGCGTCGCTGCTTTTGCGAATTTAATTTCCGAGTCGAAAAGAGTTCTTGGTCAAGAAGATACCGAGTACTTGGTTCAGACGTCGTGGCTTACTCATTTTTTCGGCCCTGACGGACCGGGAATCATCCGCGAAGCGGAGACTCGACGACAGGATTCAGGGGTGCGGCGAATCCCGATCGAAGGTAACCCGCTCGCGTTCAACCAGCACAGACAGAAGCGACGATCGACCCTGCTCGACCCGAAAACGATCTCGCTGATCGCTCGCTACTCCGGCGGCACCTACGAGAGGCAGGGCCGTCGTGAGCAATAGTCGTGAAATAGTGGCGGCTCCTGCAATCCAATTACGTGCGGCGCTGACCAGAATAGGCTCTGTTGTCACCGACCAGGGGATAAATCCGGGTCTCGCAGGTCGGATTAGGCTCACGACACAACCTGGCCTCGATCGCAGCCTAAGCAAAGTTATCGTCGAAAGTGTGGATATCGAAAAAACGATATCCTGCGAAGTGCCAGGAGCCGAAACCGAGGTCAAAGGCTCGTGGGTCTTACCGTTTCGACCGCTCCTTGCAGCGGCGACGGTTGCATCAGCCAGCGGGCGAGAAGATGCTATCTTGCAACTCTCCGAAACGCGGTCACGGTCGCGGCAGGTCCATATCACGAGCCAGCACGTGCAGCCGCGGATCGACTCAACGCTGCACGTCGGGACCGCAATTTGGCCACAGTACCTCGCAAGATGGGGCGATGCGGCGCACGTTGCCGACGCACCGACGCTTGCCGCCGCGATTAAGCAGGTGCTTTGGGCAGCTAGGCGAACGGCCGGCGCCGGTGAAGCAACTATCGGTCTAATGCCTGAGCCGGCGCGAGAAGGTGCCATAGGCTCCGGATCCGAGAACACTTATGTATCCGCTGTCGCAATCGGTTCGTTCGCCGCGGCCTATTCACGATTCCACCTGCAATCAGACCCGCGTAAGTTTCCGGCGTTAGTGATCTCGCCGCAGGCTGCTTCACTGGTTGCCGATCATGTCGCGGCTGCCGAATCTGCAGAGCTACCTATCTGGACGGCGATTAATTTCGCTCAATTTCGTGTCCCTTCGCCGAGGTCAGGGAATCCCGAGATAACTGTCAGACGATTGGAGCGTCCAAAGCCGAGGTTTCTGCCAACTGTGCCTCGGCATCCGGCGGCCAGGGTCGATACGGCGACGCTCAAGCGAGGATTAGCTTATCTGTCGTCCTACTTGGATTTCTCGAATCCCGATTACTCGCTGCTGACCCTCGAAATCACCGGTAACCGCGTGACATTTTCGGCCTCGAACCCGGCAACCGGGACATGCGAGTTCGATTTGTCTGCCGAGCGTGGGATCATCAGCGGCGATCTTGAGCCCGTGAGATTGCAAATCGATCCACGAGAAGTCGCGGCGGCAGTGAAATCGTATCACGGCGAATCTATTGCGATTGTTGCCGCCAAAGATCCTCGGCACCACCTACTAATCAGCGGCAACAACGTAAATTACTACTTCGGCGTTAGCTACCGGATTTCTAAGCCGCCGAAACGAGATTACAGTCAGGGAGTCGTCTAGCCATGGCCAAAGGTAAGAAATCGCCGGCACTCCCGATCACGAAATCTTCCCCGCCGGCACGGGCAAAGACACGGCCGGACGGCTCGCCGCTCAAAGCTGGACCGCCGCCGTATGTAATCACCGAAGAGACGCGGATTCGTGTTAGAGTGCTCGCTGAGCTAGGATTTACACAAGACGCGATCGCCGAGGCCATCGGGATCACACGACCAACGCTCCGAAAGTATTTCCAAGATGAGTTCGAAAAGAGCTCCGCGGCACTCCAAGAGAAAATCCTGCGTAATTACGTGCAACTCGCCACCAGTGAGATAAAGGCCGGGAAAAACGTAATCCCAGTCGCTGAGATCCGGAAGGCGGGCGAGTTCTTGCTGGCCACGCGGTTCGGTTACACGCGGACTACGCGCAACGAACTACTCACTCCCGCCGGCGAGTCAATCAAGACCGAATCGCCCGCGGATAAGTACAAGCCAGAGGCGTTTATTGCGATTTTCCGGGCTGCGTGGGAATCTATCGCGGCGTCAGGGGTGATGGGTAGCGGACAACAGCAGGAGGATCAAGATGAATGATGACGGACCTATGGCGAAAGTAGAACTACGATCTGCGTTCTGGTGGACGTGCGACAGTTGCGGTCGCGATAATTACGGCCACAATCGCGAGGCGACCGAAAGCGACTTAATTAACTGCAATTTGGCCGAAATAGATTTCAATGATCCATCAAACGCTAATACCGTATTCTACATCACTCCCGATACAGTGATCTGCGGCTATTGTGGTACACGCTTTGAAGTTGAGATTCAGGGGAGCGCCGACTTTGACCAATCCGACGACTAAGCAATCGACCAAGAGATCGACAAGGGCAAAACGACTAACTCCGCCGATCCATCTCGGCCTTGGCGTCCGTGCTTCAATTGTCCGCGTCAAAGATGGTGACACGTGCCGAGTCCGGATCAGCCGCGAGCTCGACATCCGCCTGCTTGATTGCTGGGCGCCGGAAACCAAGGGCGAAGAGCGGCCGGCGGGAGAAGTTGCCGCGGCGTACCTGCAATCGCTGCTGCCCGAAGGTTCCGAAGTCTACCTGCAGATTGACGGCGACGATCGCGACGTGCCGGTCCAGGATTTTGGCCAGGCGATCACGATGCAGCGGGTGCTTGGCCGAATGTACTTACCTGATGGCCGAGACGTGAGCGCAGAGATGGTCAAGGCTGGCAAAGCGACTAAGGCAAAGGCGCCCAAAGCAAAGCCGAAGAAGAGACGATGACAATCGCTGGGCCATCGCTACTTACCGGGGCACCTTCTCCCGCTGGCCAAAGCGTTTCCGCGGCCGACGTCGAGTCGATGGTTCAGGCGTCCATCGGTCTAATAATCAAGACAATATACGAGAATCCGTATATTCCGTGGAAGCCTTACCCCAAACAGGCGTTGTTTTGCGCGCTGCCGCATAAAGAGGTGCTTTTCGGCGGTGCGGTCGGCGGTTCTAAGTCGGTCGCGCTACTTATGGCCGCGGCTCAGTATGTCACGGAGCCGGGCTATCGGGCGTTGATTTTGCGACGTACCACCAAGCAGCTACGCAAGGGCGAAGGTATTCTGTCGATCTCCAAAGAGTGGTTTGGCCGTCGGGGAGCAGATGGCAAACCGCTAGCCCATTGGAACGGTACCGACCTTGTGTGGACCTTTCCTAGTGGCGCAACAATCGAGTTCGGACACGTCCAACACGTCGCAAACAAAGAAGACTATCAGGGCGGCGGTTTCCACTTTATCGGGTTCGATGAGCTCACGCAGTTTGTTTTCCCGATCTACAGCTACTTGCTCACGCGACTGAGAAAGCGAGCAGATACTTGGTGGCCAACGCGAGTTCGTGCGACGTCGAACCCCGGCTCGATCGGTCACGACTTTGTCAAAAAACTGTTTATCCCGAACGATTACGTTTCCGCGCGCGAATCCACTGCCCCGATGTATCTCAAGGGTAGCAGAGTTTTCATTCCGTCACTGGCCGTCGAGAACCCCGGCCTGGACGTCGAAGATTATCGGCAGTCGATGATCGATTCGGTCGAGCAAGATGAGCTAACTAGGCTCTGGGACGGCGATTGGCGTGATTTTGACGGTGGGATTTTCGCGTCGAGCGACTTCAAGTATTACATGCGGTCGTCGGATTCGATCCAAGCGAATTACTACTTGCTCAATAAAGATGGCTCGATCGCGGAAATCCTCGGCCCGGAGAAGGTGCTTGCTCACTACGCAATGTGCGATCCGGCCGGTAGCAGCCAGGAAGCCAAAGCCGAAGAGCAGCATGCCAAGAAATCGTATTGTGTGCTGCAAGAATGGGTGATCCTGGAAACTTTGAGCGGGCCGAAGCGGCTGCTTATCGACCAATGGAGAGAGCAGTGCAAATCTGATCGTTTGCACGCCGAAATCATGGACTGGTGGCTCCGTCGTGACCTGCAGTTTATTGGGATCGAGGACCACGGGCTCGGCATCCCAGTGGCGTCACGAGCAAAAGAGGTTGGCGTGAATGTTCGGCCGATGAAGCCTATGGGCCAAGATAAATTGACACGCGCCTACGGCTATCGAATCCGCGTTAGGAGTGGATCGATTTACCTGCCACGCGGCGATTTCGCCTGGGTTGACGATTTTGTCTCAGAGCATAGCGTCTGGAAAGGTTTGGATACTCAGACGGCCGACCAGATCGACGCTGCGGTCTATGCCGACAAGATTGCCGATGAGATTGCTAAAGACCGGATTATCAACGTCGGTGGCACTCCGAGCGAAGTCGGCCCGCGAAAGAGCTTGGGCGCGGTGAATTCCTCGACGCCGACGTCGCTCTCGCTTCCGGGCTCTGGCCGAAAGTTTGGCACCGGCGTCAATCTCGGGATGCGATCGCCTCGAAGGCGGTTGAGCTAATTTTCCTTTCTTGCCTCGGCAGAAATTGCTCGCAGCAAAATACCCTTAATCGGACGTGATATTTAGCGAGCAATTTCTGCAGCGAGGGTTTTATGTCTGATTCGGCGACTCTTGAGGTGAACGAAGTCGAAACTGGTGCTGCCGAGGCGACTGCGGCTGCTCTCCCGCCGGCAAAAAAACGTGGACGACCAAAGAAAGCTGCGGCTGAGATTGAAGAATCCATGTCCGCAGAATCCATGTCCGCAGCTTCGCCTGCAATTAACGGCCACGAGCTTACTGGATTCGACGGCTATCAAACGCAATCTCACAACGATGGCCCCGAGCTTTCGTTTATCCCCGAATCGCACGTCGGCGCCGTTTGGAATCCTGTCAGCGAGACGAAATACAGCTGGGGCACCGTTCGCACTGAAGTCAGCCGATTCTCGCCTATTCCGTACGCTGGCGCGACGAATCGTCGATCGCTGTTGGTCCGCACGATTGTTGTGTCCATTTTCGGCTCAGTCGCCACGAGCGTCGAGATGGTCGACAACGCCGACATTTACGACGCGGTGACAGGTGCCGCGTTTTCAAGCGAGAGTTCGTTGGTCGGCGAGGATGGCCAGCCGAAACGGGTTTGCATTTTCAAGTGTATTTGAAGTTCATTTGAAGTTCGTCGTTAAATTACGCATACGCATACTTCCCAGGAATCTAACCAGTGGCACTCTTCGTCAAGGATTTCGGCGCGGACGGGCTCTACAGCAGCCCCGACGGCAAAATCCGACTTACAGTGCCGTTTAAAGAGTCCATCGTTCGGCAATTTCACCGCGCTAAGAAAAACGGAATCCTGGTACCGGTCGCCTGGGGCCACACACCTGCTTATGCGAATGATGAGGACGACGTCGAGTACTGGCAAAACAAGTACGTTGCCGGGTTCGTCGACGACCTGAAAGTACTGCGAAACGGCTTGCTACGCGGCGTTTTCGATATTCCGCGAGATGAGGATGCGAGCCGGATCGGCAAGACTGTTCGCGGAGTTTCCGGCGTCTTTATCCGCGAGTTCGAGGATGGTCTAGATCGCGTTTACTCGCCGTTCATGATCCAAGTTGGCTTGGTCACTTATCCGGTCGAGCCGGCACAGGATAACTTCCGCGTGCTCGATGAATCTGGCCAGCAGGTCGAAATCTTGGGCGAGAAACGACCGAGGGTGAAAGAGTTCCCTGCCGCAATCGCAATGGGGCTGCGCCGTGCCGATTTTAGTGGCGGATTGAAGCCGTATAAGGGTGTCGCGATGAGTAGCCATGGCAACAAAAACAACGGCAAGAAGCGGTCTATGGCCGGACTCGACGACTACAAGAAAAGGGCCGGCGGCGAGCATGGGGTAGATTCGGTAGCTGCGAAAGAAGGGGCAAAAAAAGCGGCTGCCGCTGATCAACCGGTCAATCCAAATATGGATTCGCGTGTCCAGCGAGAAGTTCCGAACCCCGAATATCGTCGCAATCGCAAACAAGCCTACGACCCCAAAAGAAAGCTTACGCCTGCTACGCTTCGTCGGCCTTGGGGCCGAGCGCGTGAACTGATGGATGATGACAGTCACCTATCCGCCGAAGAACGTAATGCCGGTCGCGGAGCCCGAGCTACTATTGGTGATCAGCGACGAGGTCAAAAAATCAAGCGATTCAACGATTTCACAAAACGCGGTGGCGTCAAACTCCCAAAAGCCAAGCGTTCTATGGCCGCTGGTCCAAACGATTTCGGTGTCGCCGGCAAAACTGGCTCCGATCGCAAAAGGAAGCTCCAGAGCTTAATCAACGACGATCACTACCGCACCGAAATCGGTGATCTCGACGCTGAAGATGCCGCTTACGACAAGCACTTCGACGGTGCTCGCCGTCGCGGCGTGAATAGTCACACTGCCGACAAAGTAGCGCAAGATGCCGCTGATGCCGCTGTCAAAAAACGCAAGGAAAATCGCACGATGATGACCAAGAAAACGCGGAAAATGGCCATCGAAGACAGCGTTGATGACGATATCGAGGACGAAGATTTACTCGACGAAGCCGAGGTCGAAGCCGACGAACCGATTGACGGCGATGATTTCGAAACTGATGAACCGAGCGATGGTGATGATCTCGAAACCGATAGCATCGGCGACGACTTCGATGAGCTCGACGACGATTTTGAGACCGACGATTTCGACGAACTCGAAGACGATACGGCTGATTACGACGAAGAGGAAATCGTTGACGACGCATTTCAGGAAGGTCCTGACGAAGGCGACGAATCGTCAGCTAACACCTCTGGCTCCGATCGCAATACCCGAGCCATGACTAAGGCACGCCAAGCTGCTCGCGACCTCAAAATTGTGATCGACGACGATATTTCCGACCCGGTGGAAATGCTGGAGCACTTTGTTTCAGCCGCTCGGACCAAGTTTATTTCCGACGGTGGCGATACTGCCGGCGGTGATCTTGGTACCTCTGGTAATTCGGAAGATTCGTCGGGTCTTTTTGACTCGGCCGAGGAAGATGATCTCAGTGATTTTAATTTTGATTTTGGTGGCGGCGGACCTGACGACGCCGAAGAAGACGACGAAACGGAAATGCAGCCGCAGCTTAGCGGTGGGAGTGTAGGGATGGGTTTAAGAAACGTTGGCGGCGTCCCTGCCGAAGTAACCGCGGTGGTCAAGGCCGATTCCGAGCGGCTCCGCAAAAAGCGAATCGAGCTCGCGACCCGATTTTTTCAAGAGGGACGCTGCGACAAGCAGACGACCGAGGAAATTGTCAGCGAGCTGCTCAATCCGCACTTCCGCATGTCTCGTGACCCGCGTACCGGCCGAGTTCGCGAAACGTCGATCGATCAGCGGTTGCGAACGATCTCTCGGACGCCGCAGGGCACCTTCGGCGATTACGTTCGCGATGACGATGAGGTCGGCGACGAAACCGAAGAGCAAGAACAAAATCTCGGCAAGCACTCGGTGCGGATGGGCTTGAGCCGCGAGAAGAAGGGACCAAACAAGGCCGAGGTCTCTAAGGTCGTCGCAAATAACCTGCGTTACCTAGGGATCGCTCCGGTTTCGCGAGGTTAAGCGAGGTTAAGTTTTCGGTCGCGAGTGTAGCTTTACAGGATTTCGAATCGACCTTAGATCACGGGTCACGGATACAGGGAACCTCCAATGCTCGACAGTATGTACGGCCAGTCCATGCCCGGCGTCCGCGCGGTGATTGAGACGATCGAATCTTCGCCGTGGTGGGGCGGCTTTTACGGCTCGGATGTTTCTATTCCGGCTTACGTTGCCGGCTCTGCTCGCGATGCATCCCATACCGATCGCACCTGGCACTTGCGATCGGGTTTGGTCATGTCCTTCGACGCTTCAGATATGCGTTGGCATGTCTACGATCCGACGGCGAGTGGCGCCAAGGGAATCGCGGCCGGCATCTTGCCGATCGAACTGAAAATGACCGACACCGAGGGCTCCAACGTCGATCGGCCGACCCGAATGATCGTTGCTGGTCAGATTCGGCCTGACGCTCTGTTTGGCTTCGATCAAGCCGCGCGTGCGTCGCTGTCCGAGCGAGGGTTTATCTTCGGATTTTACTCCAACGGTGCCCTCGATCCGATCGGCACCTATATGGCTGTTCGGCCCCGCGGCCGCTCGCACAAGACGGCCAATTACACAATCTTGGCCACCGAGCACGGCACGGAATTCACCAACACCGGTGCGACTGGTGCGATCACTTTGACGCTGCCGGCACTCTCCACCGCCGGCATCAATGGGACTACCTATTGGGTTTCCGTGATCGCCAATCAAAGCGTCACGGTCGCAGCTGCCGGTTCGGACAATATTGTCACGTTTAACAACGCCGCCGCTACCTCGATCGCTGTAACGACGACCGATGAAAAGATCGGCACGAAGCTCCGTTTCGAGGCCGTCGGCGGCAAGTGGCACGTTTACGATCAAACGCTCCGTTAATCGTCAGTCCTTGTTTGTGAATTAAGCGGGCGGCTAGGTTTGGCCGCCGAACGCCAGCGACCGCCTGGCCCGCCGCCCGCTTGACTTTCTTGTTGCGGTCAATCTCGCCCAGCGGTCCAGGGGCATTAGGCACCTTATAAGGGTCTGGCCAATGCCAACTTACGCCGCAACTTCCACGATTTTTGCGTCCCAAGCAATCCAAGATACCGTGCAGCAAGTGTTCGCGGTATCGCAAGAGCTACCTACTTTCTTCGGGATGGGCATGGTTCGCGTCACCGAAGGTGGCGAGCCGAAGACCGAACGAGGCCCGAATCTTGAGCCGACCATTCACGGTCGCGAAGGTGCCTGGGATACCTTCGAATCGGTGCGATCGCCGGCCCCGATCGTCGCGTATGACTCGCCGTCCGTCGAGCTTACCCGATCGCCGATCGGCAACCGTCGATTCTTGACTCCGCGCACCGCTGTTCACGTTCGGTTGGACATCAACGAGCTCAACCGCTATCGTCGTCACGGTGGCCAACTCGATCAATTCGATGAGGCGGGCGAAAAGCGAATCGCAATGGAGCAGGCACGCCTCGGCGAAACGCTCGCTGCTTGGCGGACGATGCTGATTCTGGGTATGATGCGCGGCAAGCTCTGGGCCCGGTATCGCGGCGACAAGGGCGATCAGATTTACCTCAGCGACCCGACCGACGACGGTTTGCCTGCCGAGGTGATCGATTACGACATGCCGACTGGCTCTCGCAGCAATTTCGTCGGTGCGTACGGTGACCGCGGAAGCTTGCAACCGCTCGACCCGCTCGGTCTGGGTGAGAGTATTATCAATGTGCCCTGGACGACCGACACAGCGCGGATCGACCAGCATCTGACGACAATCAATTCCCGGTTCCACGCGCTGTATGGTGGCAACTTGGAAGTCGTGATTCTCAACTCGACGACCTGGACGCACGTGCTCGCGAACCAGTCGATCCGCAATCTCGCCGGTTCGGTGAATCGGCCTTGGGAAAGCTGGTCGCGAGACAACAGCGAGGACGTGAACGGCAAGAAAATCACGTCGTTCAAGGGTGTCTTGGCCGGCCTGCCATGGGTCGAATTCCGCATCAACGACGAAATGATCCAGCAGGTTCCCGGCGGTCCGTTGGTCAACCAAATCCCGAACGGCTACATCTGGTGCGGCCCGAATCCGACCGGTGGCCGCGGCCAAACCTTCAAGGGGATCGAGGGCCGCGAGTGGGTCCAAGAAGGTCCGAACGTCGTAGAGGCCGAGAAGATCGGCATCTACGCTTGGTCGGAGCGGCTCCACGATCCGGCTCGAATCAAAATCCACGTGGGTGACAACTTCCTGCCCGCGGTCGTCGTGCCCAAGTGCCACATGTGGGTGCGTGTGTACTAATACTACTAAGATCGATCTTGCAACGAATATTTGACGATCCACCGAATCGCTGCCGGTGGGGACCGAGCCGGCGGGCGAGTTGAAAATACTCTCCCGCCGGTTTTACTTTTCTGGAATACCTGATGGCGACGACGACCCGACAAAAGATCAGCCGAGCCTTAGATCGTGGCCTGTCGCCGAGCCAGACCGCAAGATTGCTGCTGCGTATTGCGGCACCTTCTCCCGCCGGCCGAATCCGGATGGGTTTTCGCGTCGAGGGTAGCAAACGCTGGTTTCCGACACGCAAAGCCGCTGAGCAATCTGGACTGACCGGCAAGATTATCGACGTCACTCGCGAAGAGCGAAACGAGCGTCGCGACAAGCGAGGATCGAACGACACGGTTAGCGCGGCCACGAAATCCCTGGAACGGTATCGCGAAGTTCAGCGAGCAGCAGGGAGTCGTGGCGACAACTGGAGGCCGTTCGAGGTCACGATGCGCGACGGCCGAAAAGTGGTCCTAAACGCCGTTCGGCCGGTAGGCACCGCTGACCGAACAGACGGCCTGATCACGTTCGAGCCTGGCGGCACTGGCAACGCGAAAATTGAGATCGTGAGCCCCAGCAGATTCGGCGACGATCACCGATCGATCAGGCCTGACTACATCCTTGGAGCGGCCAGAGATGTCGCGCTTCACGAGCTCGCGCACCTTGACGATGCCGAGATCCACGACGAAGGCGATTATCGGCAACAGTATCTCGAATCGGTAGATGGGCTCGACCGGGTGGTCGACGATGCGAAGATCGAGAGATTATACCGCCAACAACCGTTCGAGCTCCGCGCCAACGAGCGAGCGGTGATCGCGGCGATCATGGACGACTGGGAAAAGTCTGACCGTCGCGAATCGCCCGCAAGATTCGCCGAGGATTGGCTTGTTGACCGCGACGGCCTGCCGATTGTCCAAGCTTATTACGACGGTTTGACGCACACGGACCGAGGCCAGGCCGCTCGACTAATCGCGGCAAATGCGGCCGCGGCTATCGCAAAGCGACACAAATTGCCGACGGGAAGACTGACGCCAAAGGTTCACGATCCGTGGACTGACAAACAGATATCTAAAGGAGCGTAAGAATGCCGACAACTTACCCTGGCGAGCAATTTTGCACGGCCGCTGATATCCAGATGCTACTCAAATACATCGGCGCCCAGTCGCACGCCGACGACTATCACTATTCTTCAGAGCACGAAGACGCCGACGCTGTCTACGCCTACTGCATCAATTATGCGTCTCGGCATATCAGCCAGTACACCGTCGAGCGGTACAACGGGCAGGATCTGCTCAACGTCCAGGACTATGAAGGTGCTCGCTGGGTCAATATCGCAGCGACAACGATTGCGGCGTGGCGACTTCTGACCCGAGGCGGCAACCCGGCACCGCAAAACTTGATCGCCGAGATTGAGGTGATCAACCAGACGCTCGAAGCGATCAAAGCCAACCAGTCGCCGCTGCCTGGTGTCCCGGAATTGTCGAAGCCGGTGCCGACGGTGACCCGATTTACGGTGCGGCCAGGCCGAGCTCGACCGATCCGGGTGAAGATCCATCAGAGCACGGGCGGGCCGAGCTCGCTGCCGCGAGTGGTCGACTATCGGTCGATGCTCTATTCCACGCTCTGGGATTACTAAGATGCCCGGCCATCGGCTCAATCGCGATCAGCTTGTCCAGCGGACGCAAGAAATTGTTGCCGCAGTGATCGGCACGGGCCCGGACAACAACGGAATCGGGGCAAGAATTCGCACACGCGGCGGGATCAGGCTGCTATCGCTGATCCAGCAGAACTTTGTCAAGCTTGCCGATGGCCAACCGGGCGTCGATGGCACTCGTTGGCCCGATCTTTCCCCGAAGACCAAAGCGTATTCCCGTCGCTTTGGTCCGGGCGAGCAAGCAGAACTCAAGCGGCAGGCGGGCGTCAATAGTCGACGGCAAAATCGCGGCGTGGCCGGCAAAGGCGGGTTGCTCACCGCGGCCGAGCAAAAGAAATGGAACGCGATTTTCGCGACAACGAAGGCGAGGCTGATCAATCGCGGTGTGCCGGCGGGAGAAGCGGCCGCAACAGCCGGCAAAACGGCGTGGTCGATTTTGAAATCCGAGGGTGCGCGTACGAAACTTGATGTTTTTGGCCGGCGTAAGGTGCAGATCCTGCGTGATACTGGCGTGCTTTTCAACTCCTTCACGCCGGGTATTGAGTCACTAGCCCTGCCGTCAGGTGCTCGCGACCAATTATTTGATATCAGCCGTGGTACCATTTCTGTCGGCACGCAAGTTCCGTATGCAATTTACCATCACGGTCGACACGGTGAAGGGAAACGGCCGCTCTGGCCACGACGCATGCCGATCGATTGGCAGCGCGAGGTTGCCGATTCGGTGCGAGAAGGAATTGCGATTGCTATCCAGGATGCTGTTTGAATATGGGCCATGGGTTATGAGTAGGTCGAAAATTGTAGCGGTAGATTTCGACGGCACGGTCTGCAAGCACCAGTGGCCGGAAATTGACGAGCCGCTGCCTGGTGCAATCGAGACGCTGCGGAAACTCAAGGCCGCTGGCTGGATACTGATCATCTGGACGTGTCGTGAGGGTAAGTACCTCGACGCGGCGATCCGGTGGTCGCAAGCACACGGGATCGAGTGGGACGGCGTGAACGAAACACCCGAAAAGTACGAATTCCGCGACGAACCGATCCGCCGAAAAGCCTACGCCGACGTCTATATCGACGATCGCAACTTCGGCGGCTTTCCCGGCTGGGATATTATCGCTAGCACGCTCTTAGGATCGTAATAATGGTGCAGGTGCAGGTTCAGGCATTGCTCGGCGACGGACTGCTTGGGTCGGCACCTTCTCCCGCCGGCCGTCTTCGGCAGTTGCTGATCGCCGATCGGATTACGGCGCCGGTCGCGATCCGTCGCATGGGGTGGAAGGTCACGCTCCCCGACGGCCGAGTGCGGTACACCGGCGGCGATCGTGAGGCTGCGGCGGCGATTGCCAAGGCTAGCGGCGGCGAAGTCCGAGAGACAAAGCGAGGTAAGGCCGGCGGGAGAAGTGGCGACGCGGGAAAATCGCGATCGGCACGCCGCGGCGAGGTGATTGACGTCAAAGCTGGTCCGACCCGATCGTCGGCCCGCGAGGTTTTGGCCGCAGTTCCTGGCCTCGGCGCGGGCTGGATGCCAGCTATCTTGACCGCAGAACGGCGGCTGACAAAGCGACCGCCGCGGCAAGTGCTCAAGGATCTGCGGCCCTGGCTGGACGCTGACGACCCGCTCGCGAAGCTGCGTGACACGCTGCAGAAATACGAAGACCAGCATGCCGACAAGTCGAAGCTGCCGAGTAAATTGCCGCCGCATGTCCTGAAGGCGGCGAAAGTCCTGGCTCACCGGCTCGCGATCGCCGTGGATAAGTATTCTGAGCGGGCCGTGGATATTGGTGGTGCTGCGGCGACGATTGCAAATACATCGTGGTCATTGGTTGAGCTGGCCGGCGCTGCTGCAGGCTTTTCCGCTTTGATGGGGCTATCCAAGGGGACGGGCGCTTTGATTATTGCTGGTGTCGCAATCCCTTCAATGCCGCTCTGGGTGCCGATTCTGGGTATGACCCTGGGATTGATTGGCTTGGTCGGCGGCACCGCGGGCACAATCTTCGCGAACTGGGCCGAGTCGACGGCGCGAAAGCACAAGCGAGGCGTGGCCGAGTTGCGCGAGCGTTACTTGATCTGAGAGGTTCCATGGCCAGCGAAACACAGGTGAGCGATGTTGCCTCGCGGCTATCCCGGCCGCTTAGCGAAGAAGATGCTCTCACTGAGGCTGTTACTCAAGTAATCTGCGAAACGTTGCGGATACCGCGAGGGATTCACGGGGCCGAAATTACGCTCGGCCCTTACGCTTTTCCGGGTTCGGGCGACTGGTTTTACGCGGTGTATTCAGACGGCGAACGGATTAATTCGCAGGTGTTGCCGCAGTTGGGGATTCAGTTTTCGGTGTCGATCGCGCTAATCGGGCGATTGAATGCACGGCCACCGGAAAAGACAGGCGTGTACTACCTGAAACACGAATTCAACCCGCGGGTCCAAGAGGTTCGCAATTTGCTCCACGCGAATTACCAGGTGATTTCACGGGCGATGACGATAATCGGTGGTCGGAAGTATTATCGGCCGCTTTATTGGTCGTCGACGTCGCCCGCGAGAGAAATTGACGGCAGCACCTGGAACTCGGAGCCGGAATCGCGATCGGGAATCATGCGGGTGCTGTCATTTGGCGGGGCCGAGATTTAATTGATTAGGGGATTAGCGAACCATGTCTTTCTTAACCGAACCGATTGCCGGCCCCTACACTTGCACTTGGGGCAATCTGAATTGCGGCCTGACCGACCAGAGCGGCTTCGAAATCATCAAGCAAGTCGGCCGACAACCGATCCAGAGCGACCAATACGGTCCGCAAACACGGATCGACGATATCGAGATCGGCCAGTCGGTGATGATTCGCGCTAACTTCCTCGAAGCTGATTCGCCAGGCATTCGAGCGTTGCTAACCTCTTGGTGCGGTACTCGCGGCCGAATGGCTGTCCCGGGTACGTCGGTGGCGGGTGATTCAAACAAGACCAAGCAGCTAATCTTGACGCCGCAATGGTCTGATTCCTTGGCCGCAACCGATTCGCTGGGCGATGTCTACACCGCGAATTTCGCGACGCTGGCCGTTGATCAGGGTGTTCGGTATGCCTTGAATTCGCAGCTGCGAATTATCCCGGTGATGTTTGTTCTGTACCCTTATCCCGGTCCGGATGGGAAGCCGATTTTTTACACGAATAGCTGATCTGATCCGATAGCAGTTTCAATAGTTAGACATTCTTAGCAGCGAAAGAGTATTAGAGAACCATGGTTAATCAAATCCTCGACCTCGAAGAGACGCGAACGGTAGTCCGGCAACACGGGCACGAATATTCCGCGGAGCTCGGTGACCTTTTGCTCGCGATTTCCAATTTTGAGCAGTCGCGAAAGATCGACGAACGCCGACCGTTCAACGCTGACGACGCAGCCGCAATTATTCCGGTTCTCCAAGGATTGTTGCAGCCTGCCGATCCTGAGCAGCCGCCGCTGTCGCTGACTAGCAGCCACGCGACGCTGATTCGGGCGAAGGTGCTCACCGACTGGCAGCGACTTGAACGGAGGTATCTTTCGGCTGGCCAAGATAGCTAAGGCGTTCCCCGGGGTCAATCCGTGGCGAGCGTCAGCGACGGAGCAAACGCTGCTGTCGAGCCTGCTCGGCCGAATTGAAGCGGGTGAGCGGGTCGCGGCCGGCAAGTGGGGTGATTACGACGACCTGAGGCGGCTGGCCTTGGCCGCGACGATGGATCGAGATTCTGCCGACGATATTGTGCTCGCGGCGATTCGAGCCGATCAAGATGCCGCGATTCGCAGCGGCAAACTGTAGTGACAGAGGTACCGGATGATCGGCGGCGGGCCTAGCAATAGCCAGAATGACGTGGTGCTGCGGATCGTCTTGGACGACGGTACGGGTGTCAACGTTGGCGGAAGTCCCGGGACCAGCGGCGGTTCGGGAAGCAGGCCCGGAAGTCCCGGAAGTGGGAACCCTTCTCCCGCCGGCCAAAATCTTCCGGGCTCACCAACTGCTATCCCTGACAGCTTTCTCGCTGGTGCGGCCGCGGCGGTCCGTGCTGGTACTCTCGCCTCGGACAGGTTGCTCGCAAACAACGATCTGCGTGTGATCGTGCCGCGGCCAGGGACCGACAAGGACAGCGGCGACGGCAAATCACAGAGTGGCTACGACTCGATCGCCGAGGCCGACGAACAGCGGCGAGAAGGGCCGACGGGAGAAGGGTTCGTCGCGGCGGTTCCGGCGATCGAGCGGTTGGTTGCGGCGCTGGATCGGAATACGGCGGCGGTGCGGGTTGGTGGGAGTGCAGGAGATTCTGCTGCTGCGGCGGCGAAGCCAACTGCAACCGAGTCAACGGCCACTGCGGGGCAAGCAAAAGGTGCAGATAACAGCAGCCAAAGCGGCCCGTCGCCAACATCGACCACGAGCAGTCTGTCATCGTCGATCGTCGCTGGTGTCTCGCAAGCAGGAACGCTGGCGGCCAGAGTTACCGCGGCTGGCGAGGGTGTTGGCGGCTCTACTGCGGCAGGGTTAGCTGCGGTATCTGAAGCGGCGGTCGGTGTAGCGAGCAAATTGGGGCCGCTGGGCGTCGCGATTGCAGCGACAGTCGGATCAATTGCCGCTCTCGGCTACGCGGCGAACCAGACCGCCAATCGGCTCTCGCAATATTCGCCGGAGATTAGCGCGGCTCAGAGCGTCGGCGAGGCGAGGACGATGATGGCGGACGTGAGGGCGGCGAAGAATGAGAATCTAACCAGTGGTCTGGCGGAGATGACGGAAAAATTGACCGATATCAACTTAGGCATAACCGAGACTGGTCGAAGGCTTGTTGATTCGCTCATGCCTTTCATTGCTGGCACTCTGGAAGCCGTCAAAATGTTGATCGAGATTTTGCGATTTATAACTTCGCTCATTCAATTTATCATTGAACGTTTAATCGATATTGTGAAAGTAGTTAACCCAGTCGAATGGGCGAAAGCGTTCATTAACTACTGGTACGGTATCGAGCAAGAGAAAGTAAAACAGGAAAGCGGCGATTTTGTCAATGATATGGAGCGGTTCATCACCGGTCAGACAAATGTGATGCCGGACGTTGTTGGTCAAGAGGAGGGATTCCTTGCACCACTACAAAAGGCTGTTGATGAAGGTAGAGAAGGCTGGAACAAGACGATGGGAACGTTTGACTGATGGCTACCGAAATCCCGCTCCAGAAACTCGGACTACTCGACGTCATCGCCAAAGTGTCCTACGGCTCGTGGGAGTTTAGCGGTGTTGCACGGCATCAGCTTTCGATGGATTTTGTTGCCGATCCGAGTAATCGGTCGACGATGTACACCGACGTGACCTTGCAGATTCAAGATACCTTGGTCGCCGTCGACGGAACTTCGATTGACGAGGCGATTCTTGCTGCCAAATCGACGCTGAAACGCAAGAAACTCAAGCTCTCGATCGAAGATGCGGCGGTCGGCAAATGGGTGATCGGTACCAACGGCGAAGATGGTGTCACGCATCCTGAGATGAGCAACGGCCCTCATCCCGCCGGCCTGCGAATCACGCGAATTGCCGGCAAATCAGCGGCGGCAATTTCGCTGTCGATTCGATTCCGCGTCCAGGGGTGCTTTACATTTGACAGCACTACCGAAGATGGTCAACCAGTGTTTGGCAACCGGCTGCTTGGTATCGGTTATTCAGTGTCGCACTCGGTAGACGATTCTGGATTGGTGACACGGTTGATTAGTGGTACGGCCATCTTCCCCGCCGGCGGATTGACGACCGATGGAAACGGCGAGATTGTGCCGGATGGTGGATTTGCTTGGCCGGAAGACTGGCGAAAATCGCCAAACGCGGGCGATTTATGGAAACGACGGCTCAACGAGATTTTCAAACCGCTGCCAGACTTTGAGCGGCGAGTTTCAACAACTTTTTCGCCCGATCGAACTCAGTTGCAATTCTCTATCACTGATAGCGAGCGAAGCACCACTTGGGGTTGGCCAAATCGAGTTGTTCGGTTTGACGGTAGCCATTCCGTTTCAGGGAATGTCTGGGGTGCTGAGTGGGAGTGCAATCTATCTGTTTCTTTCCGAATCTTTAAGCGAGAAGGTAAGGCTATCGCGTGGTCAATCTTCGAAAACATCATGCGACAAAAAGGGATTGGCGACGGGTTGGCGACCAATGACGGCTTGCGATTGATCAAACGTCTCTCGATTTCTACCTCGCTTTCAGACATGAACGTTTCGATATCGATCAGTTACCGCATAACTACCAGATTTGACAAGATTCTCGAAAAGTCGGCCATCTGGAAGAGCCTAGATTACTCCTGGCAACAATGGGCTGATTCTGTCGCTGATGCTCGCAAGCCTGACGGCATTTCTGGCTTAGTTTGGCGACCGCAAGACGAAGCCTTGGTTGATCTTTGTCTCGACGATGCGACAAGCAAGCCTTATTACGTTGAGACAACCGCCAGCCCAACAGTGACCGACGAACTCGCTTATTTTGGGGATCAATCCGCAAAGCTGACGCCAGAAACATCGTGGGTCAAGCATGACCTGCGTATCGTGGCGAGCGATACCAGTCGACGAGCCGTTGTCATCGACATTGCGGCTCCGGAGTCTTCGGGCGGGCGTGGCGATGATGATCTTGATTCGGGTACGCTGTCGCCGACGAATATTTCGGTAGCCCGCTTGCATGATCCGACGGGCGAGGCCAAACCGGCAATCGTACAAAGATTGAATTCGTCAGCCAAAAGGCTGTTTCTCATTGGAGCCGCCGAACGAGTCAAATACCCAATCCCAGTGCCCGAACTGAAATCGATCGAAGGCAAGCAAGTTGTCTTGGTCAAGCGACACATGATCGCGCGGGGCAAGCGAGGACAGACTGAAAGTGGTATGGACATTCACACTCTCAAATGGATGATTGAATACCAAACCACTGAGGCAATCGCAACGATACCTCTCCCGCCGGCTCACTTGACGCCAGCGACGACAGGAACGTCACTGGAAGAAAACGATATCGGGCTGGAAGCAGCGACAGTAGAGGAAGAAAGCTAATCGCTTTCTCTTAGCCAAATGTTTTCGGCAAAGTACTTTGACGACATGGTGAAGTAAAAAACAGACTCGGCCATACATATAGCCACAACTGCTCGGGTATATCGTTCATTCCCAACGGTGTTGTCAAGAAGTGTGATCGCCAAGTAAATAGCTCCGAGGATGTAGCTTCCTCTGTAGAAATGGTGGGTGCCGAGGGCACCAAGAAACAAGCAAAGTCCACCAGTCATAAGTCGGCGATTCTCGAACTCTCGGCCTACCGGTTTGATTGAAGCTGTCGGTTCCTCGCTGCCCTGCCTACACCCGCATTTCGGGCAAATCTCCGCTTTTCGACGAATCTTCTCGCCGCATTCGCTGCAGAACTTGGTGTCCAATGGTGGCGAAGGCGACAAAGGCACGGCCAACTTTGGTTCCTGGGTTTCAGGAATGTCAATGTTAACGCTTTCGTTTTCCGCGGATAAATCAAGCGGTTCATGATCACCGCCATCGCCAAATGGATCAGACGGTGGTGTCGGTTGCTTTGGTTTCTTAGGGCGTCCCATGTTTAATCTCGCAACGGTAATTCACTTGAATCATTCTTGCTGAACTTCGGATCAATCTTCCAGATCAGTACCGATATCCCTTGCTGCGGGTTGTCGTCCATAGCTCGGCTGGATCGGACGCAGCCAACGCACACAATTTCCATTGACTCTGGGAGCTTGTCATGGATTTCATTCCTTAAGTTAAATCCGAAGTGATCTTGCAGGAATGCCGGATCAAGTTCCTTCTGCAATTTGATAGGGAAGGAAAGTGGCGGAGCTGGTTCACCTTTGACGGGCCGATCGAGAGGGCAAATCAGCCGCATTAGCCGATACTCTTGAGAAAGTGCCTTATTCCAGCATTGCTCTTGGCCAGCGACAACTACCAGTCTTTCCGCATTGTTCGTCACGTCGCGTCTAACGCAAGCGACGCGGAAAATGTCGTTCAAGATTTCTTCGCCCCACGCGCGTTTTGGATCACGCATGAACTTTGCTTCGGCGATCATGATTCTCTTGCTGTCGCCGCCTTGGTTGGGATAGATCGAGAAGTCGATAGCCGACTTTCCACCAAACTCAACAGGCCGGAACTTCTCACGCTCAAATACAAATTGGTTCATCGGATAATGGTAGCCGAGAAAATCTTGCATGATCGGGTAAAGCCCGCCACGCTCATCGAGCCCGTTCTGGTCGATATCTTGCTTGCTGTCGCATTGCTGCTGAATGTACCTCGCAAACTGCTGATGTGGAAAACTCATCGCACTAGCCCTCGAAACGCCTCGGCCAACTGTTCCGCCCGACTCAACCACGCCCGATCTGGCCCTGATTCGGCAGCTGCACCGCTTGCCACGGCCGAAAGTGTTGCCAGTTTTCGCGCGGTTGCCAAGAATTGGTCAATCTCGGAGTTAGGGCCGGCGGGAGAAGGTGCCGCGGTCGCAGCGACAGTAGCCGTGGTCGCAGCGGCAGCAGTATCTGGCTCATCAAAGAGCGTCGCTTCCTTCGCTTCTTTCGGCTCCTTCGCTTCTCTTGCCATCGCTACCGTTCGCGCGGCAATCATCGCTGCTGCCTGAGCCGTGGGCATCCTTCCCCCGCCGGCCAAATCCTCGCCGTAGATTTGATCCATCGTGTACCCGTAATACCTTGCAATCGCGGCGATTTCGGGGCGAGCGGTGCGCTTCAATGGCATCCGGTGGATTAGTTGCGCGATCTGCTGGCGGGTCACCCGCTGTTTGGTCAGCCCGCTGCTGTTGATCTTTTCCGAGAGCGTTTTGGGTGTGTCTCCAGCTTGGCGCATTAGCCAGACCAGATTTTCCGTGGCCTGCGGGCGTTCGTCGTGGATTAGGTCAGATTTGCGGGGGCGACCGGCGTTACCGATCCGCCGCTTGATTTTGGCCATTGTGCTGCTTTCATCCGGGGCAAGAGTATAATTGGTCGCTGGTCCCAACGACTGGCCGACCGAAATAGTGTAAGCAAGATCGGCAAGGGGTTGCAAGTGGCGGAAAACCTGACCGGGCGGCACTTTGTCGAGAAGATTGTTGGCGAGTTAGCCAAGAGCGATGCGGAGGCCGCAAAAAACGCGGCGTTGGTCTATGCCGACTGGCTGGAGGAAAAGGGCTGCGATTCCTGGGCAGCAGCGTGGCGACAGTACGGGGAAACCCTTGCACTCTTAAATGAGGCATCTCAGCAACGAATATCCAAGACGCTCATTGAGAACCTGGCGTCATTTTGGCGACGCAGGCGATTGCGGAAACCGAACTCGTTGCAGACTGAGAGGCTGACTCTCGCGATGTTGCTCTCGATCGACGAACACCGCAGCGACGAAGACTCGCATTATGGCCCATCCCCTTTGCATCGTGCTTTCGCACCTTATTTATGCTTTGCCAATCCAACTCTACCTGACGAATAATCCCTCGCAAATAATTCTGGCCGACCCGGATAATCCCGGATATGGCCAAGTCACTCGACCCCGACGACGTCAAATCTGATCTTGTGCGCTCCAGCGGCGTGCGGGTGCCCATCACGTCGTACACTCGGTTTCGGCTCGCTTCCTGGGATTTGCCTGCCTGGTCTTGGACTCAGTGCTACCGAATGATCTGGGTCGAGCCGACCGTTCGAATTGGGCTCGGTTATATCCTTGCACCGATCGAGCAGATGCAGGTTTTGCAGCCGGATGAGCAGCCGTTGCCGGCGAACTACTACCTTCGTGTCGAATCGGAAGACGACGAAGTTGCCGCGTTTGTGGCCAAGAACCTTCAGCGGCTCTGGTCGCAAGATTTGCACCTAATCCTGAAAGCAATCGCTCACGGATTTTCAACCTCGGAAGTGGAGTACGAAATCCGCGATGGCGAAATCGCCTACCGCCGGCTGGTCTGGTGGCCACCTGAGACTGTGCGAATCCTGACCTACAAGAAAAGTGGCCGAATCGCCGGCATCAAAATCGATCGCAACCAGGGTGTTAGCAAGACCGGCGAAATCAAGACTCGCGGCAAGTTCCTGCACGTCATCTACCGTGCCGACGAAGATCCATATTACGGGCTGTCCCATTTGTTCGGGGCGCACGTACCATTTCTGGAACTCCATGGCGAAGACGGCGCCACGGAAAATCGGCGAGTCTGGTACTACAAGTGCGCGTCGCTCGCCCACATGATCCGCTACCCCGAAGGCACCGTCACCCTTGCCGACGGGCGGAAACTCCAGGCGATCGATTACGCCCGCGAGGTGATCGACGCACTCGCCACCAACGGGTCAGTGCAGTTGCCGAACACCAAAGATTCCAACGGAAAACCGGAGTGGGAACTAGAATCGCCGCAAATGTTCGGCAACGGTCAAATGTTCATCGAGCATTGCGAGTATCTTGAATCGCGAATCCTGAAGGCGATGGAGATTTCGCCCGAGGTGATCGAGGCTCAAGAATCTACGGGTGCTCTGGCCGGTCGGCGTGTTCCACAACTGATGTTCTACCAATCGCTCAACAAACACGTTCGCATGGTCTGCTCAGCGATCAAAAAGCAAATCTTAGAGTGGATGGTTTTCGCAGAGTTTGGCAAGAACGCCGCCGATTTCGAGATCAAACCCGATAACTTGCTGCCGAACCCACAAGCACAGCAGGCAGCGATGCAAGCGAGTGCTCCGATGGGGCCGGCGGGAGGAATGCCGGGTCCAGGTGGCGGCGGCAATCCGTTAGCGGCGTTGCTTGGCGGAGGCGGGTAAACCATGGATTCCTCGAAATTCGCAATCCTGCTGCGACGTCGGTTTCGCGAGATCGACACGCTGCCCGAGTCTGACCGCAAGGCAATTATTCGCCAGGCCGCCGCGGCCGAACGATCTAAGGAAGGTCAAGCTATCCTGCGATCGCTCGGCGGGTTTCCGCTGTCGCGGCGGATGGCTTTTTCGCTCCGTGACCGGTTGCGATCGACCAGCCGAGTGATCCAAATGTCGCTGTCGCGAGCGGTCAAGACGCCGCCGCGAAAGTTGGTGCTCGCTGAAATGGTCCGTCGGCAATTGCCGTCAGGGCTCACAGCGACAGAATCGCAAATTGCGTTGGAGATTGCCGCGAGACACGCCAGCCCGGCGGTCCTAGCGTGGGTCGGCGAGCAAGTTACAGGGAGTCGCGGTTGATGGGCAAAACTAAAGACAACGCCAAGCAGCGACCGCTAGGTGGCCACCAGATTTTGGCAATCATGCGATCGGGTGCCGACCCTTCGGCAATCGCGACGACTTTGCTTGCTCAGGCTGGCCGACAGGTCATCCCTGATCGGCAATATCGTCGCACGGTTGCCAAGGCCGGTACGACGATGCGGCGTATGGCCGCTCGCGCAAGATACGTCTCGGAGCGAACCGGCAACACGATTGAAGTGCATCCAGATGATCTGCCTCAATATGTTCGTCGGTCGGGCCGGTTTACGGTGTTTGAAACCGACGAAACCGATCCTTTGGCTGGCCAGTCAATGATAAGCGCGCTCGGCCGAAAGAAGGTCGACGACGCAACGGAGCGTGCGTCCAATCCGGTGTATCAGAGCATTCTCAGCGAAGAGCGAGAGTATGACGATTTCCTGAGCAAGGAAGAGGCAAGCAAGCAAAAGCAGGCCGCTGACCGAGCAAAGACCAAGCGGCGAAACGAGATCGAAAAGGCGATCGGCTGGCCTGACGATATTCAGCCGGAAGATGTGCCTAGTGGCCAGATTTACTTCGGTGGCCCGGTCGGCCGTGACCAGGTAGTAGCGACTGTTGGCCAAATTGCCCAAGATGCGGTTGAGGGCAAGATTCATCCGTATATCGCAGTGAGCCACTTAGTTGGCGTCGCGATGGAGCTCAACCAGAAGAAAAAGGGCGCGAAGGTTCGACACTTCCACAACGTCGAGCCTAACACGATGCACGGTGCGATCGGCCGAATTGTCCGCGATCTGCTAATCGGCGACAAGCCGCTCACCGAAGCTGTCGACCAGATCATGGAGGGCATCGACGAACTCGCGACCGGAACGCCCGATGAAGAGGCCGGCGGGAAGAGCAAAGGCAAGGGCGCCAAGGGCAAGAGCGTCTCGAAATCGCGAATGGTCGACCAGGAGGCGATTGACAAGATCACGACCGACCTGGCCGCGGGCGTGATCACTCGCGAGCAAGCGACCGAGGCGTTATTTGCACTCACCGACAAGGCAGGCACACGGAAAAAGCAACGGGAGTCGGCGGCTCAACGGTACCGCTCGGCGGTCGACCAAATCGGCGTTTCGCCGCCCGAAGTCGCGATTCAAATGATCCGCGATATCGATTCGATGACCGGCGCCGAGGCTCGCGCAGCCATGGCGGAAGTCGGCCTGGACACGGCGCCGGGCGGAATACCGGTGGACCAAAAAGAGGCGTTGAAACGGTATCTCTCACGACGGGCTCAACCGGGCGTTCAGCAGATGCTAGCCGCCGAGATCGCGAAAAATGCGAAGCCGCCGAAGCCAATCCGGACAGTGCCCGAAGCGAAAAAACTGGTCGAGCGAGTGCGGACACTGCCACCGGCTGAAGCACGTGCCGAGCTCGCGGTGATCGAGAAAGCACCGGTGCCGGTGATCCAGGCCGTGGCCGAGGGCTTGGGCGCAGATATTGGCAGTGGCGACGGAAAGAAAGCGACGCGGCCGTTGCTGCTGCAGGCGATTACCCGGACACTGGTGGCTGCAGCGAAAGGATCGCCTGGTGGGGCACCTTCTCCCGCCGGCCGTCCTAATCTTGGTCCTGGCCCTGGTCCACAACCGAAAATGCAATCGCCACCACCACCTGGACCAGTTCCAAACGTCGATTATCTGTCACCCGAATTACCGGCGATCGCACCTGCACCGATGCCCGTCGATCTAATGGCTCCACCGCCGCCACGATCGCCTGGGCACCGAGCCGAGCTAATCGACGACCTACCGGCCGCGCCGAAGGCACCTTCTCCCGCCGGCCCTGGACTTGGCCCGATGCCCAGCCCAGCCTACTCGCAGCCGTTTACCGCTGACCGCGCCGATCGATTGGCCGACCGCGATTGGCACAGCGACCAATCCTGGATGGACAGCGCCGATTCCATCGCAGCGATGGGCGATGTCCAGATGGCGCACGCGATCGCCTCGGGTGTCGTCCACGGTGCTTGGCCTGGTGTGATTGGCTTGACCTTGAGCCGAATGGCACCACACCAGCGGTTGCAGGCCACCGTCGCTGCGTCCCTTGACGACGCGGAGCAGGAAATACTAACGATTCGGCAACGATCGACGTTTTCGCTTGGCGGGCAAAAGGCCGATCAGCGGCCGTTGCTGGCACTACGATTGATCCGCGAAGCTGGCGTTCGGCCCGGTCGCGTGCCGGCAAGTGAGATCGAAGCTGCGGTTCGCGATCTTGCCGTTACGCGGCAGCGGCTCACGCAGAGCGGCACGCCGGAAGAACACCCGCAGATTGTCGCGTTGCAGGCCGCGCAAGCAGCCGGGCAAGTCGCTCTCGATATTGCTCGCGGTGGGATCGGACACCCGGACACCGCGATTTCAGCTGTTGGGCTCGGTGATCGTTTGCGACACTTGCGCGGCCAGCACCCCGATATTTCTATGGCTGCGAAAGAGACCGCTGCAAAAGTTCTGCGGTACGCTTTTCGGTCACAGCCAGAGGCAACGCACGAGATACGAATGTCCCTCTGGTCGCGAATTACTCGCCGGCGGGGGAATGTGCAACACGCGGTCGAGGCAACCTGGTATCCGCTTCGACGCATGGGCTTCAAGGTCGGCAAAAGATGGTTTGGTGATCGCGCCAAGGCGGAGGCTTACGCGACCGCGTCCGGCGGCGAAGTGCGTGATGTGAGCCGTCAGGGTCAAGGAAAGAAAAGGTTCTCCGAGAAAGTTGCCGCGAAAGTCGGAAAGCCCGCTGAAGGGCCAGCCAAGAAACCTCAGCCACCTGTCACTAAGCCTGAGCCATCCGACGACCTGGGCGACACTATTGATGGCGTTTTGGATGCCGGGATCGAAAACCTGCTCATGGGTGGCGATGCTTTCGATTTTGCCGAACGTGTGCGAGAAAACCAACGTTACGAAGAACGTAAGAAGCACCGCATGGGCTTCAAGGTCGGTGATCGCTGGTTTGCTGACCAAGCCGCGGCGAGCGAATTCGCGCAGCAATCGGGTGGCGAGGTAGTCGATGTGACCCGGAAGCCTGATGAAGACGAATGGCTTGAGATGGTACCGCCGGAGTTCGAGGAAGCGGGCGAGGAAGATGAGTGGCCAACCGACAATAGTGCTCGGTCCCGCAATTTTCGGAAACTGTACTATCACTATCGCGGTACTGGACTCCACGATCACGTCGAGGCCAAAGGACTTGCCGACGCGCATGCCGAAAAATACGAGATTATGCGTGCGGCGAGGTTACTCGCAAGAGATGGCGGCAGCGTCAAGCAGATCAGAGAAGCCGGCCAAAGTCTTTACCAGAACTTGCACCTCGACGATTTGATCGATCTATCTGCGAAGCTTGGATTACCTGCCAAGCGAACCGAAAAGGATTCGCAAATTGTCTCGCGGATCGTTCGGCACTTGGTTAAGCGATCGAAATCAAAACGAGCAGGTAAGGGTAGCCAGAAGTCGCCAACTCGGCAAATGGGCTTTCGCGTCGAGGGTACAAAACGCTGGTTCCCGAACCGAGAACAGGCCGAGAAATATCGAACGAAATATGGGATTGAGGGCCAGGTCAGGGATGTGACCAGGAAGCCTGGTGGTGGTGGTAGCAAAAAGGCAACAGCAACTAAAGCCGCAACCACCAAAACCAAGGCCAAGGCCAAGGCCAAAGAAGATTCGGAACCAGGCGACTGGGGCACGGAAAAGCAACCGTATTACCGGCCCGGTCCTAATCCGACGGTTGATACTGTGATTACTCGCGACGGAAAGAACGGGAAAAAGCAGATACTGCTGATCAAACGCAAGGGCAAATGGGAAAACGGTAAGTGGGCTCTGCCTGGCGGGTTCCATGATACCGACGCTCCCAAGGGCCAACGCTGGAAGCCGGGCCGAGAATCCGTCGAAGACGCGGCGATTCGCGAGCTTGCCGAGGAAACCGGCCTGGACGTAAAGACGATTAAAGCCAACATGGCCAAGGTTGGCGTCTTTGGCGATAAGAAAAAGCCGAGCGGCCGCGATCCGCGAGACAACCCGAAAGCCTGGGCAGTTTCGACGGCGTTCCAGTTGCACATTCCTAGCACAACCGCCGCCAATCTTGACGACGTTCGCGGGTCGGACGACGCAAGCGACGCTCAGTGGATCGACGTTGACAAGCTGGGTGACATGGAATTAGCGTTTGATCATAAGAATATCGTCGAGAAGGCCGGAATTGTAATCGGCGAAGAAAAAGGAAAAGGCAAGCCAACGAAGGCTCCTGAAAAGGCTCCGGCAAATATCGACCGTATCCGGAAACTCGCCAATCGTGATCGATTTACCTTCGACGAAGCTTACGCTGTCGGAAACGATATTACGGCACTCTCTGACAATGAATTGAATGGTTTGCTCGACGAATTGGGGATCGACTTTGTTGGCGGCGAGGTAAGAAATCGGCGACAGGCAAAGCTGATCATGCACTTGCTGACTAAAGCGTATGACCCTCGCAAGTCCCGCACGGGCGAGAAACAACCGAGCGGCAATCGTCCGGCCACTCAGGAAGAGTACGATCGCGACGAAACACTGAAGGCCGAGGCTAAAGCTGGCCCTGGTTTGCCAACCGAACTCGAATTCTCTGGTGCCGTTTTCGATGCCGTCGGCGGCGATTACTCGCGTTCCGACAAGTATCGAAATCTTGCCCATGCTTGGCGGCAGTTTGACAAGCTGTCCGAGGAGGAGCAAAGGCGAGAGTACCGAACCGCCTACGCGAAAGGCGGTAAGTTCGGACAATCTGAAATCGGAGCCAGGGTGTTGTTCGCTGGTTTCCAGGGTGGTTTGAACGACAATCAAATGCTGCGGCTGATAAAGGCGATTGAAGATCGGATGAACCGCCGTCGTGGACGTGGTTGGTAATTAGCAGCAGCAGCAGCGAGCTTAACCCATGACCCCAGATTACCGCCGGCTAATCAACGACGCGATTACTCAGCACTCTGCGATTGTCCAGTCGCTGATCGGTGAGCTCAACTCGCGTATCGGCGATCCAAAGGTATTGCCGCCCGAAGAACTCGACCGGCGAGTAACTGAGATTCTCACGGAATATGAGGGGATTTTTAGCGACCAGGTTGCCGACACGGCTTTGCAAGCGTATCTCCGTTCCGCCGGCGATGCGGCCGCGTCTATTCCGGCAAGACGATTCAGCGGCCGTGAAATGACCGACTTGGCCGAGGTCGCGAAGTTTCCGAAAACTGCGGCCGCGATTCAGGCGTTGAGCAATCGCGGCATCCTGACCGCCGAAGAGTTCTATGCTCTGGATTCGGAGCAGCGAGACAAGCACTTCACCGTTTCGGGCCAACACTCCGAAGACGTGATCGAGCGAATCCAGACGGCAATTACCGAGATTTTGGCCGAGGGTCCGTCGATCGCGAAAGCCAAAGAAATGATCGCCGAAGCTGTCGCCGGCGAAGGTTCTCCACTGTCTGACGCGCACCTGGAGACAGTGTACCGAGTGGCCGTCAACCAAAGCTACCACGACGGACTGGAGCGAGTATTAGACGATCCGATTGTCGGCGAGGCGTTTCCGTATCTGTACGATTCGTCGATTGCGGATGGCCGGCGAACGAAGTTATGCCAGTATTTCGCGACGGCCGGGATTGATGGCACGTCAGTTTATCGAGCGGACGATCCTGTTTACGCGAAATTGAAACCCGTCAGACACTTCAATTGTCGTTGTAACGTCTTTCCTTTGACGATCAAGGATGCTGCGAAACTTGGCGTCGGCGAGGCGGAAGAGTGGCTAAAGACTGGCCAACCGCCGAAGAATCCCTTCCGCATGCAAGCCCCGCCGCGAAAATTGCTGAAGCAGGGGCAAGGGTTTGTCGCGATGGGGCTGACGCCGATTCGTGAGTTGATGGGGGCGAGGGCGATGGCACCTTCTCCCGCCGGCATAAAGATGGGCTTTCGGATTCAGCAAAAGAACTCGCTACTGCGAACTGCCCAACCTTGGTAATCGCGTCAGCAGATTATCCTGTCGGTCGCGAAAATATTAGCCTGACCGGATTACTGGCCGAAAAGCAGACCGCGACGCGACCGACAGGATTTACCGCCAATGGCAGCAGCAGCAGCAACACTGATTGACCAAATCTTGTCGCTGCCATCGCCCGCCGCTGGCCGTCGATTCTTTCGGATGGCCCAGACAGCCGTTCTGACTCATTCCGGCGATCGCTACTACTTCGACGACGAACAATCTGCGCATCGCTACGCCCAACATCACGGTGGCGAAGTCTACGAACCTCGCCAAAGCGGCCAAAATCACGGCGGTTACGACCAGTTTGGGCAGCCAGTTCAATATTCGCAATCGCAGCAATCGCAGCACCAATCGTACCACGAAGCCTTATCGCCGGAAGCAATCTACGCCCAGCATGAGCAGCTTGCCCGGCAGACCGGCCCGATCCTGCAATCGGTCCCGCAACCAGTCTGGGACCGATCCGACCCTTACATCACCGGCCAACAGCACCCTTCACCCGCCGGCCAAATCGCGGGCAGCATGATCCGCGGCATGCTCGGTGCCCAGACAGCCGAGCAGTGGCACGATGCTTACTACGGCGGTGTCCGACAGCTCCGCGAATACTCCGAACAAGGACCGCAAGAGCAATCGACGCTCGGCAAGGCTGCTCGGTTTCTCGGCCGGCAAATCGCCAACGGAGCGAGACAGTTCCAGGGAACCAGAATCTATGACGTGTATAAGCGATCAGTGATGGTCGGCATTGCTTGGGGCGTGCTCGGCGTGATCGGCTTTTCCTTCGCGTCACCAGTGATTTTCGCGGGGATTATGGGCTCAGCGGTCGCGAGTAAGGTTTTCCTCGGCTCGATGGTCGCTGGTGCCCTCTGGACGCTCGGCCCATGGGCGGCTGCTCACCAAGATTTACTGCAATCGCTATTCCGTCTCGGCGGTAGCAAGGACGGGCTCGACTACCTTGGCCCGCGTGCTCCGATCCGATTCGCTTGGACGTTCTTATTTTCGTCTGACAAAAATCGGGGCGGATCGCCGTTCCCGTTTGCGTTGCCACCGCGACGCGGCAAGAAACAAGCGAGGACTTTCCGATGATCTTACGTTCAATTGCTCTTGATAATGAAACCAACACTGACGTCGTGATTACGATTCCGATCGATCCCTATCGGGTGACGATCTCGAAAATCTGGTGCGGATACTCGGCAACGCCAACCGGTGGCAGGATCACCGTTGCCGAATATTCGGCGGCGGACGAGCTTGAGCGAGTCGTGTTTACACTCCCGATCGTCACTGGTGGACCACACGAGTTCGAGTTTTCGAACCCGCCTGCAGGACTACCTTTCGACGGCAAGAGCAAGGTTGTGATCACACTCGCTGCCGGCGGATCAGGTATCCGAGGTGATTTGATCGTGATGCGGTGAAAAGCTGAACAGTCTACCGAATCTTTGACAGCGAGAACTTTCCCATGCTTGCATTTGCTAACCTATCGCCTAGCACCCGGCGAACAATACTCCAATTATTTCCGGAGTATAAGAAGACTCTCAGGGACCAGGCCAAGGTCTATTACACGAATCCCAGCTATCGCCGCATGGGTGTCAAGGTCGCCTACCAAGACGGTCGCCCGCCGAGATACGGACTGGAGCCCGAAGAGGCCGCGGTCGTCGCGAAGCGGACCGGAGGCAAGGTGCTCGAAACTCGCTCCGGCCGGAGCGGCGGCGGCGAACTCGGCGAAGATCGTGCGACCAGCGATGCAGCGGCTGAGTATGGCGAACGGCAAGAGGCTAAAGCCGAGGAAACGGCCGCGTTCGCCGATGGCAATAAGACCGAGGCCGGCGGGAGAAGTGGCGGCGCAGGTGCAAGCGAGGGTGGCGATAGCGAAGGCGAGGGCGCTGGCCCAGAATCTCCAGAATCTATTGTCGCCACCGCTTTCGCTGACGCCGAAGCCGATTTCGATGGGATTGCCGACCAAGTAGCACGGCTTGCGAAAGACCCTGACGTCGTCGCCGCGAGAAAAAATCACACGCAGCGGATTCGACAGCGGCTAACGGACGCGGTCACTAAGGCTCAGCCACCAGTAATCGACGGGCTGGACGCTGGCGCGTTCAATGCGATGCAGGGGATGGTCGCGGCGGTCTTGACGAAGTCCAAATCAGCCGCAGATCTCGCCGAAGGTGTTCGCGGAATTGTCGAAAACTTATCGAAACGGGCCGACAAGGCGAAAGACCCTCGCGGCGTCGGCCTCGCGGCCATGGCCCTCGCAAAGAACCTGAGCCGGGTCATGTGGGAGACTCTCGACGCAGGTGATTGGCTCACCGGTCGTATCGTTAGCCGAGCGGTAAGCAATTATACCAAGGGAGTGGCCGAGCTAGGCCGCCGAGCGGTTAAACTTGCAATCGCCGGGTCTGCAGCGTACGGGCTGGGCAAGGGTACAATGCTGGCCGTCGGGGCAATGATGGCTGTGGGCGCGCCAGGAATTGCAATCGGTGTCGGAATCCTCGGCGGTATCGCGACCGTCGCCTGGGCGCTCGGCCCGCTGCACGCTGCGGGTAAGGATTTTGCAAGTGGGCTACCTTATTTGATCGGCGGGAAGAGTGACACGGGCGACGGCTTAGCTTTGGCCTGGCCGTGGCTGTTCGGGACGGATAAAGGTAAAGGTGGTTCCGCGTTCCCGCTTCCTGACCTGGGGACCAGTGGACGGTTGCAGAATCGGCCGGTGCGTGCGGCGTCGCGAGCGGAATTGCAATCGCGAGGGATTCCGACGTCTGCGTCTAGCGGTAAGCGGCGAATGGGATTTCGGATCGAAGGAACAAAGAGGTGGTTCCCGAGCCGAGAGCAGGCTGAGAAATATCGGCGAAAGTACGGAATCGAAGGCGAAGTCAAGGACGTGACAAAAGGGAAGGGACAGCAAAAACAGAAACTGCAAAAGCAATCGAAGGCTAAGGAAGAGAAATCGACGAAAAGTAATTCGCCGTCGTTCTCTGGTTCCAATCGGCGACTGCCTAGCTACTTGTCCACTCAAGAAACTGGTGTCAGGCAGATGGTGGATCAAGATTTGAATCACGCCTTGGACCTTATCGGCGTGCAGTATGATCCGAGTGAACCAACGATCATTCGACAGAAAAGGCTACTTGAGCGAGTGATTGGCAAAAAGCTGCCTCACCCGTCGGCGAAAGATTCTAGTGGGACAGATTCAAGCAAAAAAGCTACCGATCGTTCATTTTCGGGTGCCGGCGCCATAGTCGACGCGATGGAAAACCTCGCGTTCCAACAAGCAGTGACACAAGCATTTTCCAGTCTATTAACTCTGTTTGGTAAGCACTAATGCCCGGCCTCACCTTCGGCGACTGGCCCTGCCTGCGACTACCTACCGCCCAAGCCCGGCAACTCCAGGCCGAGGGGACGATTGTTCGCACCGACCTGCCAATCGGCACTTTCCGCTTACCGGTCGGCCTGGATCACGGCGAAGGCTGGATACTCTTGCCTCGCTCAACCGTCAAACAGTATCATGACCTTGCAATGGTCGACAAGTTAAAGCCATTGCGATTCCACAACACGCCCTACGCTGCGAATCTACCTTGGGCAGTCGAGATTCACAATCTAACAATTATCGAAGCGTATGAGTATTTCGGCCGAACCGTCCGCGAATTGACAACCGAAGACGGTGAAACGCTCGGCAGCGAATCCGTCGTCGCGTGTCGCGTCGTCGACCCTCGCTGGTGGTGGCTACGTACGTCGACTGGTCCTGGGATCGGAGGGCCGGCGGGAGCAGGTGCCCGACCGAGCGAGTGGCCCGCCGCGGCTTACAATGTCTGGGCAAGCAACGGCACTGGTGATACCCGAAACTACAAGGCTGCGACACTGCGGAGCGGGCAACCGTGGACGTGGTCGCAGATTCTGGCTGATCTCTGGTCGCGACTACCGTTCACAACGCAACCGGGCGGCGACGGGCTCACTTCCCCGCCGGCCTGGCCCGACGCGCCGACTTGGACGCCGGAAAACTTGCGGTTCGAGCAACGGTCAATCTGGCGTGCGATCTGCGAGCTGGTTGACTACGCACACTGTGTGATCGGCTGGGATTTCGCGACCAAGGGCTGGGCGATCAAGAGGATTGACGGCAACTCGCTGTCGTTTAAGGGTAATACGACGATCAACAACGACGACGGGATCGAGAGCAAAATTGCCGGCTATTTGATCTACGACGCTCGCCCGCTGATATTCCGAGGTGCGTTTGAGGTTGAGCGGGTTGACCTCTTCTCCCGCCGGCCAGTTGACCACGACGACCCGCAACCGTGGTCGCCGGCGACGGTGGATTCCGGCCGAACCGCCGAGCAAGTGGTCCGCGAAACGACAGCGCGGGTGCAAGTGCCGCGGGTACAAGATTCGCTGCCAGGCCGAGACGACGTTGCCGATCCTTGGGCCGACATCGCCGCAAGATACTTCGATCGATCCGCGGCCGCGGCCTCACCGATGCGGAGGGTTTACGCCGCTGGATTAGAAATCAACGTCGACGGTTCGGCGGTGACTGATGCCATTTTCAAATTGATCGAGAACAGTTTGACAACTACTTTGATTCGCCGCGAGCTACCGGTCATCGCTCCACCGATCCGACACCAGACCGAAACTGGTGGCCTGTATGTCAGCACTCTGACCGAGGAACTGGTGAGCCAGGGAACCGCGACGACCGCAGGCGGGACAGTCGTTTCTGATGCCGGGCTATTAGCGACGTCGCAGGTGCTGCCGGCGGCGACGACGATTGCAGCGGTTGACGGTGTTGTGATCGCGTACAACTGCGAGCAGGCGGGCGAGTAGGCAGTCCAGGCCAGCGGGAGAAGGTAGCTATGGGCTTCGGACTTGGCTTTTGCTGCTGTCAGACCGACTGCCGAATCAAGCGACCCTACCTGTCGGCCCGCACGGCTTCCGTCGATCGCACGCAGCGAATCCTCGGCGAAGCTCCCTGGCAAAACACGCTAATACTCATCGAAACGTACGCGAATCTAAACGGCGTGCCGACTGGTGCGAGAATCCCGAATCCCGGTTATGCCGGCGTTCCGGGGCTCGTTGTCAAATACTTGTCGCAAGACACGGACGCTTGGTATTACACACGTGACGATGAAGGTGACGGAATTGGCGCGGTGCTAAGAATTCGCAAGGCTACGGTCGGCGAAACACTGCAGCACGGCATTGACCTTTCACTCTGGGACGACGACTACTACGCGAATTACGTCTATGATGCCGAGGCCGACAACCTAGTATCTGTCGTCGACGAATCCCTAGAAGCCGGCCGACGCAAAATCTGCCCACGGTCGGAATCTGGGCTCGCCGGCGAAACGTTTGCCTTGGTGCCCTTTGTCACCCTCGCCCGCTGGCTGGCCGCGAGCAAGCCAAACTCGGTGACCGCGACGATTAGCAACCTGCCGAACGATAGCCGCGATTGTGATACGCTGCTCCAGGGGAATTACTCGAGCGCCGTGCAGCCGTCCGTGAGTTTCGGCGTCGAAATCGACCGCTACGTTTACTCGCCAGCGACGATCGCAAATACCTGCCGAGGCCCGAATCACGGCGGTGACCTCGGTGGCGTCAATTGGTGCCGGCCGCACGTGCCGCTGGTCTGGTTGGATTCGGTGAGCAATTCTTTAGGTCACGTCAATGGGCTGGCTCCAGCTGCCGACGTTCGGGTGCTTTGGGCCGACGCGTTTTACGATCGTGCCGACCCCGAGTTTGGATCGCAGCAGTGGGTAGGTCGCGTAAGATTCGAGGACGACTGGCCGGGTAACGATCCAGATTTCCCCGATATTGCGATCGCCGCGGCGTTGCCGTTTGTTGGCCCGGCTGGTGGTTGCATCACTATTGACAAGCCAGGTGCGATCGATGCGCTCGAGTTCTCGGTTGTTTGATCTCGCAAAATCGGCTGCAAGGGCCGAAGCTCCCCAGGCAAGGGCCGAAGCTCCCCAGATTAGGGCCGAAGCTCCCCAGGTATCTTCTCCCGTCGGCCCTATCCGCGCCAACAATTTTGCCGCTCGACCTTGCGAGCACCTCGGCCAGCTAGTCGATCCAGGTTCGCGCAAACCCGGCTCCTGTCCTTTCTCCTGGCCCCGCGAATGCGAGCTACTTGGTCGCCGCGTCCGCCCGCGTGAGCACTGCTACCGATGCGAGGAATATTCTCCAGAATAATGTTGGCGAATCCGCCAATATTGCTTTCCGGTCGCGAATACCGTTATGTGCGGATGATCGCAGGATTGCAGATGATTGAGAAAGGGCAGTGATTATGGTTACCAAAGAATTCATCACCGCGGGCAAGGCGATTTTCACGATCGAGGTTCCGGAACAATACCAGCACCTCGGCACGTCACATTACACGTTCAAGGTCTGCCACAAAGCTAAGACGGACAAGTACGACGAATGCTACTTTGTTTCGATCCTCACCGGTCCCGATAACACCAGCGATTACACTTACGTCGGCAAGCTCGGACCGAATGGCGAAGTTTGGCGGACCGCTAAGTCGTCGCTCCCGGAAACTTCGTGGCCCTGGAAGCTACTGACCCGCACACTCTACCGCATTTTCGCCGGCGAGGGCGACGCAATCGAGGCCGCTGCGGCCGCTGCGGTCGCCCGCTGACTACTCCCGAGTCTATCGAGCGAGGGATTGGCCCGACCTGCTTGGGAATGTAATATCGCCAAGAAAATTATTTTGAAATAATTTGGCGGATTCGCCAATATTAGATACGGCGAGCGAATACTGTAATGTAGGGGTGATGGTAGTAGCGATCTAAGGAGCTAGTCATGGATGAAATCGTACTACTCGCGTTTATCAGCTTCGTGGCCTATCGGTGCCACTTGGATCTGCGACGCGAGCGACGGTATCACTAATCGCCGAAACGCCCTCGGGCGTCTGGTCACCAGTAGCCGGGTGACCACTGATGATGGCAGGCTAAATGGAGTGCTCGAAGTGGAAGTGATCATCGTAATCGCCGCATTGGTTGCCTCGGTTGTCGCTAGCGAAGTGGTCTGGTCGCAGGCCATGGCCGATGCCCGGAACGATCGTCGGTAAGCAGTTGCGGTAGTGGTTTGGAATGGTGAAGCAGGGAAGTTAGGAGAATCGAAAATGACTATCAATCTAATCAACGCGGCTGTTCAGTTTGCGGTCGGAAATGTGGTGTTTGGGTACATCAGCTTGTTTCTCGCAATCGGGATGCTTGGTTTCGATTATTACACGAGTCGCGGTCGATAAGCCGAAACGCCTTCGGGCGTCTACCAGCTGTTAGCCTAGCTGGTACTGAAGATGGCAGGCTAAGTTTTAAGGAGCGATCAAGTGTCAAAGTCTATCACCCTGGAAAAGGAAGCTCGCCGCGTCTACTTTATCGGCGACACCTACGCGATTAAAGACGATATCAAGGCTCTCGGCGGACACTGGGATCCTGCCCGGCGTGCTTGGTGGGTAGGAACGGGAAAGGTTGCCGAGGCCGAAAAGTTGATCTCGGATCTGACCGCTGCTCCAGCTGCTACTGACAAAAGCGAAAGCGGCGACGTTAAGAAGCAACTACCCGACGACACTAAGATCGTCGCCAAGGTCAAGTACAAGGGCAAGACCTACTACGCAATCTGGGTTGGCGAGACGAAAAGCGGCGAATACAAGTGCCGCCTGACTGACCTTGCCGGCACCCTGGATTTCTGGGTACACTGTACGCGTCCTGGCGAATCCGCCAACGATGATGTTGCCGAAGTGGTAAAGCGATACGAGCCGCGGACCGTTAGCTACGGATACGGCCGACACGAGCGGACTGAGTACCAAACGCTGGGCGGGATGCGGCGGTTCGTGGACCGGCTGAAGAACGACCCGAATAGCGTGCGGCCGTCAAGCGATCACGTCCGGTGTCGGCACTGCAACCAGTGGACGCTCGGCGGTGACGACTGGTGCATGGCTTGCGGCAAAGCTGATTACGAGAGGTAAGGGTGACGAATGTCTGCGCAGCTATTGGCGAGAAAGAGCAATAAGGGAAGAAAGGTAAAGTATGTTTGACCCGAATAATGCGATGTACGTAACGGCTAGGGTGAAAGCATTCGAGGGTAGGGGGATATCTTCGGTGGCGTGTTGGGTTCAGAGGGATAAGACAATATGGGTATACGATTGGATGCGCAAGATTTATACCGATCAACACGTTTTGTGCCGCAAGGCCAAGGCCAGAATAATCAAGCGTGTCGATGAACTATACCCGTGGTGGTTCAAACAGCCGAATACTAGGAGCAACGACAGTGGCACGTAATCTCTACCACTACACCGACAGCACTGCCGCCGCGGAGATTATTCGAGACGGCGTGATCCGAGCGTCTACGATGCGTGTCTACCGCGATCTGATACCAGATGTAAGCCGGTCCATTGAAATCGGGCCGGTTGTTTGGCTAACGATCAACTACATATTAGAAGGTACGACGCTATTTAAGCTGAAACGCCAAAATATCGAGCCAGTCGGCGGGTTGGTCCGATTTGTCACCGGCTATATCTGCGACGTTGGCCTCGCGGATTATTGCGATAGGCATAAGCTCGATCCAGAGTGGTTCACCCCAATGGTGCAGACGGGGAAGTTAGCCGGCTCCGACTACACGACCTGGAGATTATTAGATCGTGATATCCCAAAAGACGAATGGCTCCGAGCCGAGAAACTTAAAGGAATCTCCGACAAAGGCAAATCAATTTGGGAGCCGATCCATGTCGAATAACCGTCATCAAGACAATACCAGCATCCTTTCGGTGATCCAGTACGAAATGGCTCACCGTTACGCGCTCGGGCAAACCTGGTCTGAAATTGCAACCGCTGCGGGCTTGGTCAACGACCGCGGCGAACCAGATTTCGGGACCGCTCGCCGAATTGCGATCGGCGATCGCGAGCCTTCCGTATTGCTCGCCGAGTCGATTTTGCGATCACTTGGCTACTCGATCACAGTTTCGAAAATCGACCAGAAATAGTCTCCGACTTTCCCGATTCCGTGGTTAAATGGCACCAGGTCACGCAGGTTTTGCCGGCGGGAGAAGGTGCCGACCATGAGCAACAAGCAAGCCGATTGCAGCCGCTTTTTGACCGCCACTTCTCCCGCCGGCCCTGAAACCTCGGCCCGACTGTCTGCTTGGATCTACACGCTCGCTGGCCCGCCGCCGTGCTACCACTATTCTTGGGAATTAATCCAGCGGGGCGACGCGGTGGCCGCGGTTCTATATCGCGAGGATTGTTTGATCGTTGTCTATCGTGGTACGGTGGAGACACGAACTTGGCTGACCAATCTTGACGGAGGTATGGCTGAACTTCTCGGCGGTCAAGTCTGGGAAGGGTTCGCCGAGTATGAGAGTGAGTTACATCAGCGAGTTTCTAAGATCTACCAACAAGAGCAGCTACCAACTAAGTTTTGCGGTCATTCGCTCGGCGGTGCGGCTGCTATTATCTCAGCAGCCAGGTTCGCTTCGGGTACTAACGGCGACCTAGTGGACACCGTGCATACTTTCGGCTGTCCCGCTGTTGGGGACGCTAATTTCTCAGCGTCGCTTCGTAGCCACGGCGTTTCATCGCGTATTAGCAATTTTGTTAATCCCGGTGACGGCGTACCTCGCGTTCCGCCATGGCTTGTCCATCCCGGGCAAATCTTACTCTGGGACGACGCGAAATCCTCTTGGCAAATCCAAAGCTCTGTCCCACCAATTGTCGAACGTCCGACGCAAGCCGCGGCTTGGATGTCGCAGACCATCAAGAATCACGACGTTAATTTATACGTAAGTAGGTTTGAATAATGCCGATACAACCAGCCCAAGACCGCTGGCAACCGCCTTGCGAGTTATTCAGACTCTGCGTGGAACGTCAGAGTTTTGGCGTTGCCTGTGTAAACGCGAAGGATAACCGATTCTTATGGTGTAATGATTTCTTCGCGAATATCATTGGCCACACTCCCGCCGGTCTGATCGGCGAAACATGGATGTCGGTAACCGCGAGTGCCGACCTCGCTGAAGACTTGCAGGCCGTCGAAGAGGTACTGGATGGCACCCGCGACAGCTATCAAATGTTCAAACGATACTTGCATAAACGCGGGTACGAAATACCGATACACTTAGAAGTGTTTCGGTATCCGCGAGACGGCGAAATGGTTTGCTTGCTGGCGACCGTGCAAGAGGACTCGATCACCGCGAGTCGCGCTGAGGATTTCCGGAACCTGATTGAGGCGAGGGCGAAGCAGCAAGTAGTCGAGGTCGAGACCCGGCTGCGCGATGAATTCGCAAAACGATGGACTTTGGTAGAAGAGTTGCTGGCCGACCGTGCCGCGCTGAAACGGGTTGCCGGCTGGCTGCCCGCCGGTGCTGGACAGTGGGCGTCAGCCGGGTTGCTGGGGCTACTGTCCGCGGTTATCGGTTGGCTGAGCCGAGGCGGGCAGTAGGGGCTCAAATCCTCGGCGACGAATAGCCCGATGTAGTTCTTCGATCCGGTCCGTTTTCAGTTCCAGTATAATTTCCGCGAGCCAGCCATGTGGCATCAGGGCCAGACTTCATTATCGCTACTACTAACGCATCGTATGCCGCGAGTTTACTTGAGTGCTCAAGCCTAGGCAGTGAACCGAAAATCGATTCTGGTAACTCAAATGCAGCCCTTGGAACTCGCGGTGGCCGGTCGAGCCATAATAGCCACCACCACCGCCCCCGATAATCCGTTGGCCGATACCCTTCATCCGCAATTTCTCGCCATGCGTCTGCCTCTTCACCCTTGCCGGCTTCTTCGAGCATATCGGCATAGACACGCATAGATTCCGGGCTACACGTTGCACTAATCTCGTCACGCAATGCGGCAGCTACTTCGGCACTCATACTCATACCGACACCTCCGCTCTGATCATTGGGTGTGGGTTGTAGTTGTTGATCACGATATCGCTAAACCAAAAATTCTCGATCTCAGTAACCGCTGGGATAAGCCGCAGGGTGGGCAGCGGCCGTGGCTCGCGTGATAGCTGCTCCCTCGCCTTATCCAAGTGGTTCAGATACAAGTGCGCGTCACCGAACGTATGGATGAACTCGCCTACTTGCAGGCCGGTGACCTGGGCGACCATGTGCGTCAGTAGGGCGTAGCTCGCGATATTGAACGGTACGCCGAGGAAGACGTCAGCACTTCGCTGGTAAAGCTGGCAGCTTAGTTTGCCGTTGGCGACGTAAAACTGGAACATCACATGGCAGGGCGGCAGGGCCATCTTGTCGAGGTCGGCGACGTTCCAGGCGGAGACCAGTAGCCGGCGAGAATCAGGGTTACGTTTGATCTCGGCGATGACCTGGGCAATCTGGTCAACAGTTCCGCCATCCGGTGTCGGCCATGATCGCCACTGCACGCCGTAGATTGGCCCGAGGTCGCCGTTCGCATCCGCCCATTCGTTCCAGATCGTGACGCCGGCTTTCTGAAGAGACTGTATATTTCGCTCGCCACGCAAGAACCAGAGTAGTTCATGGATGATCGACCGCATGTGAACCCGCTTCGTGGTGACCAGCGGAAACCCTTCCTGCAAGTCGAACCGCATCTGATAGCCGAACACGCTCAGCGTGCCGGTTCCGGTACGGTCGGACTTGAGGACGCCGTTGTCAAGAATGTGCTGGAGCAGTTGATGGTATTGCTTCATGTGCGGGACTACTCCTTGACGCTGCACCTATCTTGCACTTATCCTGCACTTACTGGCGGGATTTTTGGCCATATTGGACCATATGGACGCTCGCCAAACAACGCATTTTACATAGAAATCCGTGCATTTTGCGGGTTGCCGACCCTGTCTTACACACAGGATGTCAGGGGTTCGAATCCCTTCGGGCGTATAGGTTTACGACGACGGACACTCGCGAATGCACTTATCATAGGTGCAAGAATGGCGAAAAAACGACGGCCAAAAGGCGAGCCCTGGCCGCGAAAGTCGACCGGCACCTATTACCTCACCATCGACGGGCACCAGTATCCGCTCGGCACGTCCGACCCGCATGAAGCAAAAATCAAGGCCGCCGAACTCAAGCGGCAGCTCGGCCAGGAGCGGACGGCGGAGAAGCTGTTGCTGCCGATCCTCGACGAATTCTTGGTCCATATCCACGCTACTCGAGCGCCAGCGACAGCCAGAGAGCATCTGCGATACCTCCGTCGGTGGTCGGAGTCGTTACCTCGCGGGTTGACCGTTGACGCGCTGACCCCGCGGCACTTCACCCGCTGGCTGGAGCAGCAAACGACCCTCGGGCCGGCGGGGAAGAGGAACGCAACTGTCGCGGCCAAGTTCGCGCTGAACTGGGCGGTTGAGCAAGGGATGATTGACCGCAACCCGTTGGCCTTGCTCCGGGCACCAACCGCCCCACGCCGGGAAATCTATCTAACCGCCGAGCAACTTGAGGCGTTGATTAAAGCGGCGACCCCGGCCGCAAAGCCGCTACTCGAGTTCCTGTTTCTGACCGGTTGCCGGCCGATCGAAGCTCGAAAGGTCGAGGCCAGGCACGTTCGCGAGGCCGGCAAATTAGTCTACTTTCCGGCGCCAGAAGCGAAAGGGAAGCGGCACCCGCGGCGAATCTTCGTCCCAGAATGCCTGCGAGAATCGCTATTGCGGCGGACCGAGGTTCGGCCGGCCGGGCCTTTGTTCTTGAATTCCAGGGGCAAACCGTGGACCAAAAACGCGCTGGTGCTGGCGGTGCGGAGGGCGAGAGCAAAGGCGGGACTGCCTGATGCGGTAGCCTATTTGCTGAGGCACTCATTTGCGACGCGGTATCTGGATGAAGGGCAGTCGATCTTGAAGCTGCAAATGCTGCTAGGACACACGTCGGTAACTACGACGCAGCGGTATCAGCATTTGCCGGAGGATTGGCGGGAAGAGTAATTTTGGTTTTTCAATGGCAATTGGTCTACAACTTGGGTATATTTGAGCTACGGGGTTAAGAATCATGAGACC